TCAAGAAAATAATTCTCTGACACGTTGACCTTGCTCTTTTTTATGTTCTTCTAGTAAATGTGAATAGGTTTCTAACGTAATAGAAATAGACGCGTGACCTAGTCGTTTACTTATATATTCAATTGGCAAGCCTTTGGATAATAAATAAGATGTGTGCGTGTGTCTTAACGAATAAGGGGTTATATTATCATTTTCTAAACCCACTTGTTTTTTAGTGTGATTAAACGATTTTTTTATAGCATTGTGACTTAATTTGAAAAGTTTACCGTCAATTCGTCGTGGTAATTTAGTTAGTTTTGAATTTATCAGTAGAACATCTTTAGTCGATACTTCTACATCACGTTTGCTATTTTTGGTTTTGGTTCCTGGCAAATGGATTATACCGTCACTTTTGTTCAAATCTTTATATGTCATATTGATTAAATCACTATATCTTGCACCAGTAATCGCTAGTAAATACAAAAATATATAACTTTGTTCATCTCTACTTTTAAAGTAATCTAGCATAGCTAAATAATGCGTGATACTCATATATTTGTATCGTTCATCTTTTGCTTTAACAGTACCGTTTATAGCTATGTTATATGTTGGGTCTTTTTTGATATGACCGTCATACACTGCGTCTTTTAAGCATTGACTTAAACAACCGTTTACTTTACGCACTGTTTCATCTGCGTGTCCTTCCCCAAACCTATTTAAAAATTTTTGATATTCTGATCGTGTAATGTTTTTGAGTAACATATTCTTGCCAAAGTATTCATTAAATAATCTCAAAGACCGCTCGTACCAATAATATTGCATAGGCGATACTTTCTTTTTATTCTTAATGATTAACCACTCATCATAGTAATCTTCAAATTTTTTATTTTCTTCAAATTTGCTACCGTCTTCTAAATCTCGGATTAATCTTTGTGCTGCATTGATAGCCTCAGCTTTTGTTTTAAATCCAGATTTACGTTTTTTACCAGATTTAAAACTAGGGTGCTTTACATCATACTGCCAGCTTGTAGAGTTCTTATTTTTACGTTTTGTAATAGTAAATGACGCCATTTAAATCATTCCTCCTCAAAAAAAGTAAAAAAATAATAAGGGTAGACGGACTACCCATAAATTATTGAGCTGGCGTGTTTTGTACCTCTTGTTGTCTTTTAGCCCAACTGTCGTAACCTTCGTTTTTACCTACCCAAATTGGACCACCTACATGAGCGTTAGGGTCATCCCAAACTTGTTCGCTTGCTTTACGTGCCTTTTCGTATTCTGCACGTCCATAACCCATTTGAGATTCATCATGTGTAGTAGGTTTGTTTTTATTCCATTCGTTAATTTCATCTTGCGTCATATAATTATTGTTATTTTGTGATTGTTGATTGCTACTTTGTTGTTGGTTGTTGTTAGCTTGTTGCTGGTTGTTTTGTTGCGTTGGTTGAACTGTCTTACCTTGTGGACGTTCATTACCGTTAGCATTTTGAGTTTTCCCGTTATCGTTTTTAGATGTGTCTTCAGATTGGTTGTTAGCAGTATCATTATTACTATCATCTGAACTAGCTTGTTGTTTATCATCATTAGTGTTTTTGTTCGATTTATCTTTGTTTTCTAATTTTTTATCTTTCTTTGGATCATTAGACTTTTTGTCTGATTTACTTTCTGACTTTTTATTATCTTCCTTTTTCTCACTATCATTGTTACCACATGCACCTAATACTAATAAACTTGCAAATATTAAAAATAAAAACTTTTTCATTCTACATTTCCCCTTTATTTTAAAGTGTTGTCCATTGATTTTGTATACTTTTTAAATGTGCTATTTTCTATCTCGCCATTCATTTGAAGTAAAAAATTGTCTTTAGAATATGTGTGAGAGTATAGCATCGCGCTTTCTTTTCCTAGTTGATCATAATAATTTTTAGTCTGTTTCAAATCATCATCATTTTTAAATCTCATAATTCTAGCGTGTTTATCGCCGTCAACTACAAAAATTTTAGCCTCCTCAGCTTTCATTGGTGCTGCACCGAAATCATCGCGAGACATTTTCTTTTCGTTTTTTACGTTTAAGCCGTCATCTTCGAAGCCTTTTGTTAAATCTTTAACCTCATACGATTTACCACATGCACCTAAAAAAATCAATGCGATTACAATTATTCCTAATACCTTTTTCATTTTTGCGTTTCTCCTTTACTATACATCTTTATATTCAAACACTCGTAACGGCTCAAACTGAATAACATATTTACCGCACCGAGTGGAATAACCATATTTTTGTTTATAATGTTCAATACTTTGTAGGACGAAATCTTCTGTTACTTCAAAAAAATTAGCAAGTTCATATAAATTATGAATGCCTTGCAAGAATGCTTCAATTATACCTTCTAGAGATATAAGTTTTTCATTAGCTAATCTTCGTGCTTTTAATTCGTATTTTTTATTTTGTATATCTTGTTCATTAAGTATATTGCCGTAAGTGATTTCATGGTGGGCTAGTTCTTCCGACAAAATCTCTAGCTTTTTTGCGTCAGATAAATTTTTATCAATCAATATTACTCCGTTATCATAGAAACCTTTAAACATTCCCGGTAATTCGAAAGTATCACAAATATGTAAATGACTATTCTGAATTAATAAATCTTCATATCTCCCCACATAATCAGTCCTTTTTACGTGCCTGACGAATTAAATCTGCAAAATCTCTAATCTTTTGAAGTTCTTCTTCTGTAAAGTCATCATCTAAATGTGCTGCAATTGTGTCTTGTTGTTGGTTGAACTCAGCTCTAGTTTTATCATCAACTCTTTCGCGATCTACGTCATAACCTAATAACCATGCTTCACTTACGTTTAAAATTTTAGCTAATATGTATAGTTTTTTCTGACCTGGAGTTACTTTTCCATTAACGTATTGACTTAAATCAGTTTTCGAAAGCTTAATGCCAGTTTTTTTCTCAAGTGATTTAGCTTTATTAACTATGTCTACTTGTTTTAAATTAGATGAATTCATAGCTTGTTTAATTCTATCGCTAGTTGTAGAGTTCAATAATTTTTTCCTCCTTCATTAATATAGTTATAGTATAAGTTCAATTGAACAAAAGTTCAAGAGGAAAATTCAAAAATATTGAACTTTTGTATTGCAATGTTTTTTTGAACATGTTAAAGTTTATTTAGTTCAAAAATATTGAACTTAGAAAGAGGTGACACAATGTGCTTTAATTATTCAGCTTTGATAGGTAGGATAATTGAAAAGTATGGTAACAGATATGCTTTTGCTTATGCGATTGGCTTATCAGAACGCAGTTTGTCTTTAAAGCTAAACAATAAAGTTAGTTGGAGAGATAAAGAAATTGCCAAAGCTTGTGAGTTATTATCAATACCTAAAGAAGAAATACAGGTATATTTTTTTAATTATGAAGTTCAAAATAATTGAACTAAATAGGAGGGCACTATGGAACAAATCACATTAACTAAACAAGAACTTGCTGAAATTGTTCAACAAGAAATAAGTAAAAGGTTAGACGGTAGAAAACGAATTAGTTCAGGTTCAATTTTTAACGAAGTCAAGATTGAACATACAGACTTTAATGAAATTAATAATCAGTTTGATTTCACAAAAGATTTAATCGAATTAAAAATCCTTGGATTAGGACACCCTTTATCCTTGAAGAAATATCAACACGGGATAGGTTGTCACGAACATTACAAAGCATACGCTAGTGAAATACATGATCACATTAGAAAACTAACATTATCAGCATTCGGTGTGACACTTAACTCTGATTTAAGTGAGAAAGAATATGAAGAAGCAGCGAGGATGTATGAATTGATAAAAGGTTTCTATTTATATCAGTACCAAAGAAGAATTGAAAAATTAACAATTGATGATTTCGAATAAGGAGGAAATCAAATGCAAGCATTACAAGAAGTTCAAATTGAACATAATTCAGAACTAGGAGCAGTTGTTTCTAGTCGAGTAGTAGCGAATGAGTTAAATAGAACTCACAAAAATGTAATTAGAGGATTAGAGAAAATTTTAACCGGCTCAAATGTGAGCTCGTTAATCATTCTAAGTGAATATAAAGATTCTAAAGGAGAAAGTAGAAAAGAATACTTACTAACAAAAGACGGTTTTACTCTTTACATGTTCAACATTCAAGGTCATAACGATTTCAAAATGGCTTACATCAACAAATTTAATGAAATGGAACGACAACTTTCTCATCCAATCGCAAGTTACATGATAGATGATCCTGTGAAACGTGCTGAGAAATGGATTGAAGAACAAAAAGAAAAAGAGAGATTACTAGAACAAAATTCAATTCAGCAACAACAAATCGGCGAGTTAAAACCAAAGGCTGACTATGTAGATGAAATCTTAAAATCACCAGGCACAATGACAATTACACAAATTGCAGCTGATTATGGTTTATCTGCACAAAAACTGAACAAGTTACTACATCAAGCTAGATTACAACGTCGTGTCGGTAAACAGTGGGTGCTTTACACAGAACACATGAACAAAGGCTACACGAAATCACACACTATTGAAATTGTTCGTTCAGATGGACGACCAGATACTCAACCACAGACACGCTGGACTCAAAAAGGTAGATTAAAAATTCATGAAATCATGACTGATTTTGGTTATGAAGCAGAAGTAACAGTCTAAAAGGAGGGACAATAAATGTTTTCAATAATCATAAGTATTTTAGCAATAATCGTTTCGATAATGACAGTGCTAATGATTTTAAACAATAAGTAAGGAGGCATAGCATGAACATTTTATATAAAACAACCCTCCTCATCACAATGGCAGTTGTGACGTGGAAGGTTGTAAAAATCGAGAGTTATTTAAAAGATGATGAAACTAAAATGAAAGTGATCATTTAGATGGATTATTCAATCCATAATCAGTAATGGATTTTAAAGCTTTTAAATATTCATTTTTAAAGTATTCAATTCTTTCTTCTGAATTATTAAATTTACTCTCATCAACTTTTAAAGTTTGAATATAAGCTTTAGCAAATTCGTTAGGACGAATTGTAACTTCTGTACCACTCATAGTAACACCCCTTTCTTTAAAGGATAACTAAATTATACACGAAAGGATTGCTAATAAATGGAACAAGAATACAAATACTTTTTAGATGTTAAAGGTTTTGTCGAAGTAAGTGGTTTGTCGAAAGATGACTTCGAAAAGAAAGTTGCTAAGATACAAGAATTTAAAAAATTTATCTATAAATTTGAAGACAGTCGCAAACGTTACATCAAAGTTAAACCAGCATTAGAGTTTATCGAAAACAATTTGATGATTAGCGAAACTGATTTATAAAGGGGTGATAAGAAATGACTAACAAAGACAAAACAACCATAATTGCAGGAATGATGTTCAACGTAACATTTTTCTTAGCAATGATGCTAAACATCTTCATCACAAACGCAATAGCGATTGCAATGGTTGCATCAACAGTAACGTATTTATTCTTTGACAAACTGTTTTACGCACAAAAAAAGACTGATACCCACGCCAATGAGTAACAGTCTGAATTTAACCAAAATATACAACTTAATTTAATCAAAATATACGGAGGTCGTCAAGTTGAAACACAAATTATTAAAAATCGCTAATGACTTAAACACATTAAGTATTCACAGTAAAGAGAATGTTAGATGCGATTTCGGAACAAGCTCTTTTGAAGATGAAGTATATCTGTTCTTCTATCACTACTCAGATGAGTATGACGCAGAAGTTAAGAGTTTTTTGTTTGCTGAATTTCATACATCAGAAAAACTTCGTGACAAATTCGAACTAGCTAAAAAAGTGATTAAAGGGAAGTGCTTGATTAATGAATAAATTACAAGAACAAGAAATCGAAACAATTGAACAAGATGAACGTTTTAAAGTAACAGATTTAGAAAGTGCTAATTGGGTGTTCAAAAAGCTAGATGCAATCAATTCTAAAGAAGAAGAAATAAATGATCTAGCTGATAAAGAAATTGAACGTATTAAATCATGGAAAGATAAAGAAACTGAAAAACTACAAAGCAGCAAAGAATATCTTGAAAGTTTAGTTGTAGAGTATTTCAAAGTCGAAAAAGAAAAAGATAATCGTTTCAAGTTAAACACACCATATGGAAAAGTGACTTCACGAAAAGGCTCTAAAGTTATTCAAGTTAGTAATGAACAAGATGTTATTAATCAACTTGAACAAAGAGGTTTCAATGACTATGTAAGAGTGAGTAAAAAATTAAGTCAGTCAGACATCAAAAAAGATTTCAACGTAGCGGAAGATGGAACGTTAATTGATGCTAATGGTGAAATTTTAGATGGTGCAAGCATTGTAGAGAAACCAACATCTTACACAGTAAAGGTGGGAGATTAAATGAGTGAAGAAAAACAAGAAGCTCAAGAAAAAGTAAGCATACTCAAAAAGTTAAAGATAAACAACATTGCTGAGAAGAACAAAAGAAAATTCTATAAGTTTGCAGTTTACGGAAAAATCGGCTCAGGCAAAACAACGTTTGCTACAAGAGATAAAGATGCTTTCGTCATTGATATTAATGAAGGTGGAACAACGGTTACTGATGAAGGATCAGATGTAGAAATCGAGAACTATCAACACTTTGTTTACGTTGTGAATTATCTACCTCAAATCTTACAAGAGATGAGAGAGAACGGACAAGAAATCAATGTTGTGGTTATTGAAACTATTCAAAAATTAAGAGATATGACATTGAATGATGTGATGAAAAATAAATCTAAAAAGCCAACATTCAATGATTGGGGAGAAGTTGCTGAACGAATTGTCAGCATGTACAGATTAATAGGAAGACTTCAAGAAGAATACCAATTCCATTTTGTCATTACAGGTCATGAAGGTATCAACAAAGATAAAGATGATGAGGGTAGCACTATCAACCCTACTATCACTATTGAAGCACAAGAACAAATTAAAAAAGCTATCACTTCTCAAAGTGATGTATTGGCTAGGGCAACGATTGAAGAATTTGATGATAACGGAGAAAAGAAAGCTAGATATATTTTGAACGCTGAGCCTTCTAATACATTCGAAACCAAGATTAGACATTCACCTTCAATCACAATTAACGATAAGAAATTTGTGAACCCAAGTATCAGTCAAGTAGTAGAAGCAATTAGAAACGGAAACTAATAAAAAATAAAAGGACGGTAATCAATTATGAACTTCAATTTAAACTTACAAAACGCTCAAAAATTAGGTAACTATATGCAACCAGGTCAATACAGTGTGAAAGTAAAAAACTTCGAAAGTAAAAACTCTAAAAATGGTCACCCTCAATTTGTTATTACATTCACTCACAAAGAAGAAGGAGACTTCACTCATTACGCTAACGCTGATATGGAAAATGAGTTTGCTAGAAATTGGATCTACACATTCTTAGATGACTTAGATGTCCAAAGTGATAACGGAATGTTCAATTTCACGGAAAGAGATGTTATCGGTAAACCAATCAATATCGAATTAGAACGTAAATACAATGACTACACAGATAAATGGAATACTTCTTTAAAACGTGTTTGGAAATTTGACGGTACACCAGTATTTGAAAAATATGAAATTAAAGATAATCAAAAGAATAACAATAACGAACAACAAACAAGTAAACCTAATTTGAACAGTCCAAATAATCCATTCGCAAATGCTAATGGTCCAATTGATATTAGTGATGGAGACCTTCCGTTCTAATCGGAGTGATTTAAGTGCAGCAAATTATCAAGTATCAACAAAATAGCAAAGGTTTATACGATGTTGTTATTACCAACGTTGAGATACCTGAACAAGCTATCGATTTATTGAACTTAGGAAGACCTATTGATGTTGATTGTTCAGTGATAGATCCAAACTCTATCACTGGCAAGCAACGTAGGCTGATATTCGCATTGTGTAACGATATAGAAGCACATACGGGACAACCTAGAGATTATATGAGGCAAATGTTCCAAGACTATGTGAAGTTCTTATATGGATATGAACAACGAATTTCATTAGCTGATTGTACAAGAACGATTGCTAAACAAATTATAAATGTAATGTTCGAGTGGATATTCACTAATGGAATACCACTCAATTATAAAACAAGCGAAATGATGAAAGAAGATAAAAATTATCTCTATTGGGCAACCGTTACAAGACATTGTGTAATATGTGGCAAACACGGAGAACTAGCACACCATAAAGCGATAGGCAGAGGTGCTAATCGAAGAAAAATGGATCATTACGGTTATGAAGTGCTGTGTCTATGTAGAGAACATCATCAATCGCAGCATGATATGGGAGTAGAAACCTTCGATAAGTTATACCACCTTGAAAATTCATGGATTCCAGTAGATGAACGACTAAATAGAATGCTGAAAGGAGAGAAAATAAATGCGATCAGTAATGATAAGAATTGAAGATAGAATACAAATTTCCGAAAGAATTAGAGCAATCAGATTGAATGCTGAATTACTACAATATGAATTCGGCGAACGTTTAGGCGTAGGTCGTGTGACAGTCAATCGTTGGGAAAACTTTGCACAGTTACCACCAATGAAAACAATAAGAAAAATGGCAGAGGAATTCAACACTACGCCAGAGTGGATATTGTACGGGAGTGAGTAAGATGGTTAAATCAATATTTTTACAAGATGGCGAAGAAATATTTGTTGATGATGATGAGTATGAGAGAGTGAATCAGTATACATGGACAAAGTCATATTATAGAGGTTTGACAAAAGTGTCTAACAAAAAAGTTGGTAGCTTAAGTAATTTTATAATAAATGATCACGTTCAAAAATATAAAAATAACGATTTTACAAAAAGGAATTTAATAAAAAAGAGCGTTTTATCGAAAAGAGGATGTCGTAATACCAGCAGTATTTATAAGGGTGTAAGCTGGTGTAAGACAAAAAACAAATGGAGAGCTTATATAACCATACAAAAGAAAAGAAAACATTTAGGATATTTTAATTCCGAAACACAAGCAGCTATAGCTTATAACAAAGCAGTTTTAAAGTTCGCAAATGGAGAAGGGTACATGAATGTTTTAGGCAAGAATAACAACGTTATAGAAGATGAATATAAGAGTCCTAAATTTCAAAATATTACTAGAAGAACAAGCGGCAAATTCAAAGGAGTCCGTTACCATAAAAGAGATAAACTTTATTATTCTACTTTATACATTAATAATAAATTATTTTATATAGGGGCAAATAAAAATAAAGATAAAGCAGCCTTAATGTATAACAAATCAATTCAATATATTGATTCTGACGCAATCCTAAACGATGTACCGATGACTGATGAATTAAAAGAGTTCATTGACAACTGGGAAATACCAGAAAGAATAAAAGCACTGAAAGAAGGTACTGACAATGAATAATTTATTGATCGATGATTATCCAACACTTGTACTTCCTAAGTTAGCTACTGAAATAGGTTTGAATGAAGCAATTGTATTACAGCAAATTCACTACTGGTTAAAAAATTCTAGTCACTATCACGATAACAGAAAGTGGATATACAACTCATATCCAGAATGGCAAAAGCAGTTTCCTTTTTGGAGCGAAAGAACTATCAAACGAACATTTAGCAGCTTAGAAAAACAAGATTTATTGCATGTAGGTAATTACAACAAAGCTGGTTTTGATAGAACAAAATGGTATTCAGTCAAATATGAAACACTTAATCAACTAGTGGCACGACCATCGGGACAAAATGGCCCGACGATAATGACAAAATGGCCCGATGCAATAGGACAAAATGACCCGACCAATACCAGAGACTACACAGAGATTACAACAGAGACTACTAACAATAATATATTGTCTCCTTCGTCGACGGCGTATCCTTACAAAGACGTAATTGATTACCTTAATCAAAAAACTGGTAAGCACTACAAATCAACGACTAAGAAAAATCAAACAGTCATACGTGCTAGAACAGATGAAGGTTTTACATTAGATGACTTCAAACAAGTTGTTAATAACAAGGTTGCTGAATGGAAAGGTACAGACATGGAAAAGTATCTACGACCTGAAACGTTATTTGGTACTAAATTTGAAGGATATCTCAATCAAGAAACACAATCTAGTGGCATGGATCAACTAAACAGAATGAAGTATGACGAAAGTTATTGGGACTAGGAGTGATAAGAAATGCAATCGTTAGGAAGTTTAGCAAGGAATATCAAACCTAATCAAAACATTGTAGAAGAAGAACATAACCTTAAATGTGAAAGATGTGGCAACACCTACGACTATTACAAATTCAGTAACGGAAAAGAGTTTAGACATGGTTGTGATTGCTCGATGATTGCTGCTGGTAAAGAAGCTGAGCAACAGAGAAAGCAAAAGTATCTCAATCGTATTTTTAACCAATCTAATGTGAATGCCTCTTTACGTGATGCAACAGTTAACAGTTACCAACCACAAAACGAACACCAAATACAAGCGAAGAATACAGCTATTGAGTACGTTAAAGGTTTTTCGGTAGATAAACCTAAGTCATTAATACTACAAGGTTCATATGGTACTGGAAAAAGCCACCTGGCATATGCCATAGCTAAAGCAATTAAAAACGAAGGATATTCAGTGGCTTTTATGCACATTCCAATGTTAATGGAGCGTATTAAAGCGACATACAACCGAAACGCTACTGAAACGACAGATGAACTCGTACAGCTATTAAGCAACATTGATTTGCTTGTACTTGATGATGTGGGTGTAGAAAACACTGAACACACATTAAACAAACTATTTTCAATCGTAGATAACAGAGTAGGTAAGAATAATATCTTTACTACTAACTTTAGTGACAAAGAATTAAATCAAAATATGAACTGGCAACGGATCAATTCACGCATGAAACAAAATGCGAGAACGGTTCGTGTGCTGGGAGAAGATTTCAGAGGACGTGACGCATGGTGACGATAGACAACATTAAGCAAATACTTGAGTGTTCGGATGTGTATGCTCAGAAATTAATTAGATGGGCAAATGGCAACGATAAAGCGCTTAGTAAGTTAATCAATCAGAAGTTGGAAGAAAAACGTGTAAGAGCAGCAGTTGTGGAGGTATCCTAATGGCAATTTTAGAAAAATATTATCTTTATAGACCTGATGGAACAGAAGAAATAAAGGTAGAAAAACGAAAGCCTAACGTGAATACCGTTAAAACACTCACAGGCGCTCATTTTAGCGAAGAAACAAAAGAGATGACAGATAGTAACCTAAAACATTTTAAAGCGACGTATGGGCTACTGTACGAAGAAGAATTAGGGTTACAAGCAACAATTTTTGATATATAGAGGTGACAACGTGCAGATAGAAATTAACTTTAACGAAACGTATGAGGCACCTATTGGCTCGCCTCGTCCACGTTTCAGAAATACAGGTAGATATGTTCAAACATACATGCCAGCGTCTTATACAAAGCATAAGGACTTCATCAGAGAGCAGATGCCGAATGTATTACTCAATGGAAATTTGAAAGTGACATTATCGTTTTATTTCAAGGTACCAAAAAGCTGGAGTAATCGTAAAAAGTTATTAGCAATTGGTCAGTACAAACGTACTAAACCAGATATAGATAACTTAATCAAAACTGTGTTAGATGCAGCGAATGATCATCTATGGAAAGACGATAACCAAATCGTTGAAATACACAGTTTTAAGCAATATGCAGAGGAACCGAAAATTATTTTAGAAGTGGAGGAAGTGTAATGCATGAAGAAACACTAAAACTCACATTCGATTTAACCGTCGAAGTAGAACAACCTATTTGGATAAGCAAACATGCAGATAGAGAAAACTACATCGAACATTACGCTAATAGATATAAAAATGATCCTGACAATTTATTAGATAATATCAAAAACATTACTGACGTTAGTGTCAGTTACGCGGATTGGAAGTGACACTATGCCGAAAGTGAATTTAGATGGTAAACGTTACAGATTATGTGATGTGTATAAATATTTTGATGTATCAGATAGCACAGTTAGAAAACGTTATGCAAAAGGTTTACGTGGACCAGAATTAATACATGGTAAAGGAGTATATGAATATGGTGCAGATGTACGAAAGAAATGAAAAGCAATTAACAGCTAAGCAGTTGTACGAGATACAGCAAGCTGAACTTAGACATGAAAGAGCGTTGAAACGTAAACGTAGAGAAGAACGTATTGCTAGAGCTAAACGTGCAGAACGTGAGGTTGCTAAGCATAGAGTTAACACTAGATACTTTAAAAATCTAGTACAAAACAATCTTATGGTTAAAGTCAAAACAGATCAATACGGCAATGTACAGAGGGGGTAGCGGAATGGAAAATGTAAGAATAATTGATTTGAAAGTAGATAATATTGTTCAGTTCCAAGCAACATTTAAAGGTGTTACTGCTATGCAAACGGCCATAGTCAACCGTGTGTATGCAAAAGAAATACTATTAAAAACAGTTTGGTACGCAGAGGTAGAGAATGCAGGCGGTTATAAATTTACACTTACTGATAATCATGATTTTATCAGAGTAAACGAGCCATTCACACGTAAGATGGATATGAAGGAAGGACAAGACATGGTGAATAAGCCAAAACATTACACATACGGTGACATCGAAGTCATAGATTTTATTGAACAAGTAACTAAAGATTACAAACCAGAACTTGCGTTCAGTATCGGTAATGCAATCAAATATATCAGTCGTGCTAATCATAAAAACGGCAAAGAAGATTTAGATAAAGCACGTTGGTACTTAAATCGTGCATTTGAAAAGTGGGTGGACGCATGAAATTCATAGATATATGTAGTGGTATTGGAGGTTTCCGTTCTGCATTAGAGAAACACGGTCATGAATGTGTAGCATTTGCAGAGATAGATAAATTCGCCAAACAAAGTTATAAAGCTATATATGATACAGAGAACGAGATAGACATAGGCGACATTACACAAATGCCTGATGAAGATTGGCAACAATTTAAAGGCAAGTGCGACATTATCGTGGGTGGAACACCTTGCCAATCATTCTCTATTGCAGGCAAAAGAAAAGGTTTTGAAGATACTCGAGGGACAGTGTTCTTTAGCTATGTTAATGCAGTCAAGAATGTTGAGCCTAAATATTTCATCTTCGAAAACGTAAAAGGTCTTATCAGTCACGATAAAGGAAATACGATACGAACAATGTTGTTAGCGTTTGATGAAATAGGTTATGAACTAGATTTTGATATTTTCAATTCTAAATGCTATGGAGTGCCACAAAATAGAGAAAGGATATATATCGTTGGAAGAAAGAAAGACGAAAGCAATATCAATTATGGACAACAAAACATATTCGAATATATTTGAGGTGATTGTATGAAAAATCAATTATATGAAGAAATGTACAGATTTTATTTAAAGGGATATTCATTACAAGAAGTGGCAAAACAATTTGGACTTACTAGACAAGCTGTTTATACAGGCTTTAAAAGAAGAGGATTTAAGTTAAGAAGTAAGAATTTTAATAAATTCGTTGTCTATGATGGTAAAAAATTCACTCTTAGAAATAATGGATATTATGGTTGTACTACTGGAAAAAGAGAATTACTACACAGATATAAATATGAAAAAGAAGTGAGACCAATATTAGATGGTTGGGATATACATCACATAGATCATAACAAACTTAACAATGATATAGATAATCTTGTGGCTTTACCTAAAAGTATTCACGCATGGTTATTCGCAGAAGGGAGCAATCAATATGTCGAAAAAACTGCAGGAGTTGAAAAAATGGGCCTCGTTGAACATTACATTAACCAATTTGTTGCCAATAAATACTACGTGTAATGTTACAACACGACTAGTTGACATCTTAGAAACAGACGTAGACGAAAGTTACTTTTTGTCGGAATCGGGTTATCTCGCTAAGGAAGAGTATGGACGCATGGGCAAACAAGCTGTTGAAACTATAAAAGAAAATACGAAAGAAATACGTGATGGTTACACAATTAACGCTTTTAATAAAACAATTGATAAAAGTGGTTTAAGTCCTACATTAACAACTAGACCTGAAGGGTTTAAAACAGCTATTTTACTTGTTGTTGATCAATTAAGGGTTAGAAAACTCACGCCTTTAGAATGTTGGCGACTTCAGGGCTTTTCTGACGAACAGTTTTACAAAGCTAAAAATAGTGGTGTGAGTAAATCACAATTATATAAACAAGCAGGTAATGCAGTAACTGTTAATGTTGTAGATGCGATTGTGGGTGAGTTGAAATGATACTTAGCGATACAATCAACCAACGCTATCGCTATGCTACACAAGGCAAGACACCTACACAGATACAACAGGAATTACGCAAGCTAGGTGTCAACGGCTTTGTGGTTAAGGTGGCAGGAAGTAGAGTGACGATGAAAGTTAGTGAGTGTGACATAAAAAGGAACAGGGAGTGTGTAAGGAATGGCAAAGATTAAACGTAAAGTAGAAATGACGTTGCCAGAGTTGATTGAATGGGCGTGGGAGAACGAAGTTAGTGACAAGGCTTTTTATAGCAATATTGATGGTGGTTCTGTGTATTTCGATAAAATTCAAAATTTGTCGATAGAGCATGAAATTGCTATAAATGAAACTTTCACAGTAGAAGTTGAAGAAGAGATTACGAAAAAAACGGAGATACCTAAATTAGTATCTATCAATAGAAACAATTTAAATGAAGTTAATATAAATTTCAATTGTAGTATCGGACAGTTTTTAGATAGAAGTGATTATAACTATTATATCTTAAACGACGACGGCACAATGACTTTAGTTTGGAAGGACGGTGCTATGGTGGAATGACAGTAACATTATCACAAAAAAGTTATAACGCATTGCTTGATGACCTCGAAAGATTGCGAAAACGTAATATAGATTTGGAAGAAAAATTGAATAAAGAAGTTAAATTAAGTTATGAAATAGAAGGTAATTTGTATGATGTATCAAAAGAACGCGACAAAATAATCAATGATATGGCAGAAGTGAAAAGGAAGGCAGAGGCGTGGGATAAGTTAAAGGAATACGTATTAGACAAAAATGAGACCTTTATTGATAGAAAAGATTATGCACAAAGTCCACAACAATTTGAACGCTTTGAAAACTTATTAACTGCATTTAAAGTTATAAAAACTAAAATGAACGATTTGGAGCGTGGTAGTGATGAGTAGTCCAAAATTTAAACCATGTCCATTTTGTGGTGGTCTACCGGATATACGTTATAGCTTTAATACATTATTAATTGAATGTACTAATAAAAATTGCAAAATACAACCGTCTACATGGATGCACGTTCATACCAATAATGCAGAAAAACTTATAAAAATTTGGAATAAAAGAAAAGATTTGGAGGAACAATAAATGGGAATTTTACCAATTAAATTATTATCAGAAAATGCAATCTTGCCAACAAGAGCAAATCCGACAGATAGTGGATTAGATTTATATGTAGCAGAAGATACAACTATTCCAGCACATAGTACAGTCGTAGTACCTACACACATTGCTATTGATTTAGCGTATGGATATGAGGCGCAAGTGAGACCACGTTCAGGTAATTCACTTAAAACTAAGTTACGTGTAGCGCTTGGAACAATTGATCACACGTATAACAAAGAAATTGGAATCATCACAGACAATATCAGTGATGAGGCAATCGTAGTTAAAGCAGGCACACGTTTAGCACAGTTAGTCGTTACACCAGTGATGTTGCCAGAGCCAACGGAGGTGCAAGAGTTTGACGAAGTATCGGAAAGAGGAGCATACGGAAGCACAGGAGAATAAAGATGATATTTATCAACGTGTAAAAGAGGTGCTGGGGAAGTGAAAACGACAGATTTTATTGAATTAGTTAAACGTTTAGGATACAAAGTCAACTTGTCATACAAAAATGTAAATCATAAAAAGACTAAACTTTTAATCTATACAGAAAATGAGAGGCATCCAAGTGCATGGGTTTTTGTACATGAACAGTATTCTTTTAGAAGTTTAGGAATTAATAGTGAATTGTTCACATTGTTAGTGATGTATGCAAGCACTTCTATTAGTGAACGAGGTGGTAACTTATGCAATACCTAATACGTCAATTCAAAGACAGCACAGGTCACATTCACACTGATATTGAGAAAGCACGCACAAACGAAACTCTCTCTATTGTGGAGGCGGAGAGTAAGGAGCAAGCGTTGAAAGTATATAAAGCGCAACGTCAGAAAGAGGCTTTGATGTCCGTCATTAAAGGTTACAAAAAACTTAAGGAGCGATTGTTTAATGATTAAACGCATACTAAAAATATGGTTCATTATCGCGTTGTATGAACTAAGCAAATATCTAACAAACGAACTTATTATCTATTTACAATCTGAAGATGATGTGGATACTGCACCTAAAGACTTTGCCAGTGAGAGTGATCAATATGATATTAACGATTTGGCAGGTGGATATTAAATTGATAACGATTGAACGTCATGATATTAGAAAGTTAGAAGAATATATCCAACATGTAGAACGTTATCGTAAGGAATTAAAGGTTTGTGAGTATGAGTTATTAGAAAATCATGAACCAGAGAATGTAGGTGCTGGGAAAAGTAATCTACCTGGTAACCCAATTGAACGTCAGACTATTAAGAAATTAAGTAACAAACGATACGTTATGTTAAGTAATATCGTGAATGGCGTTGATAAGTTAGTAGAAGAAGCAGACGAAGATACACTCGATATGATTAACAAACGATACTGGGAATGTCCTATTGGTTGTTATGAGTGGGAAGACTTAGCTGAATACTTTGGGACAAGTAAATCGAGCATATTAAGACGACGTAACGCAATGATTAATAAGTTAGCTGAATTAATTGGTTACGTGTAGATGGACTTGAAAGGCGTATAAGTCCGCGCAAAAAGTCGTTATTATGATACTGTAAGAACTATCCACACGAACCCTCGTTTTGAGGTAGCTGGTTAGTTCTCAACAAAAGTGATTAAGTTTGGTAATGGTCGTATTGGCCAGCCACTGATTGCTTGAGTGCCTATCCGTTGGGTAGGTACTTTTCTCCTTTCTGGATAAACTTGATTTTGCATTATTAATTACCTCCCATATGTGACTATTCGAGAGTAACTCGGGTAGTCTTTTTTATTACAAATTTAAAGAGTATTTAACGTAAAGGCGTGTGATAGATGAGATGACAAAACTAAATTTAAAACAACAGACATTCGTTGATGAGTACGTTAAGACAGGCGTTGCTTATCAATCGGCATTAAAAGCAGGATATAGTGAAAAGTACGCAAAAGCTAGAAGTCATAAACTGTTGGAAAATGTCGGAATTAAAAAAGCGATAGACGAGCGTATGAAAGAATTAAAAAAAGCGAGTATTGCAGACCAAGACGAGATACTACAATACCTAACTTCGGTTGTGCGTGGTGAAATCACTGACCAAGAACTAATACCGATTGGAATTGGTAAAGGTGAAATGGAAGTAGAAAGCTTAGAGAAACGATCAGATACAAACGCTAGAACAAAAGCTGCAGAGTTATTGGGTAAACGTTATATGATGTGGACGGATAAGCAACAAATCGAAACGAATGCGACGGTACAATTCAATGACGACATCACTTAACCTATCGGAATTGATACCTAAGCACTTTCATGATTTATGGCGAGCAACGAAAGACCCTAACATTCTCAATATAGTAGCTAAAGGTGGGCGTGGTAGTGGTAAGTCGTCTGATATATCAATTATCATTACTCAACTGATTATGCGTTATCCAATGAATGCCGTAGTTGTGCGTAAAACAGATAACACGTTAGCAACGTCTGTATTTGAACAGATAAAATGGGCGATTGAAGAACAGAAAGTATCTCACTTATTCAAAGTTAAAGTATCGCCAATGGAAATCACATATATACCTAGAGGGAACAGAATTATCTTCAGAGGGGCGCAGAACCCTGAACGATTAAAGTCGTTAAAAGATAGTCGGTTCCCTTTTTCTATTATGTGGATAGAAGAATTGGGCGAATTTAAAACAGAAGATGAAGTGACTACTATTACCAACTCAATGTTACGTGGAGAGTTAGACGAAGTCTTATTCTACAAATTCTATTTCTCGTATAACCCGGCAAAGCGTAAACAACACTGGGCAAACAAGAAATATGAAACGTCATTCCAACCAGATAACACATTCGTACACCACTCAACTTACTTAAACAACCCTTTTATATCTAAACAATTCATACAAGAGGCAGAAAGTGCTAAACAACGTAACGAATTAAGGTATCGCTGGGAGTATTTAGGTGAGGCGATTGGTAGTGGTGTTGTACCGTTTAACAATCTGCGTATTGAGAAGATACCAGACGACTTATATAACTCATTCGATAATATCCGTAACGCAGTTGACTTTGGTTATGCTACTGACCCTTTAGCTTTTGTACGTTGGCATTATGATAAAAAGAAACGTATTATCTACGCAGTTGATGAACACTATGGCGTGCAGATAAGCAACAGGGAGTTTGGTAATTGGTTGAAGAAGAAAGGTTATCAATCTGATGAGATATACGCGGATAGTGCAGAGCCTAAGTCGATCGCAGAGTTAAAGCAAGAACATGGCATCAGACGTATTAAAGGTGTTAAGAAAGGTCCGGATAGCGTGGAACATGGGGAACAATGGCTTGATGATTTAGACGCTATTGTGATTGATCCAACACGTACGCCTAATATAGCAAGAGAATTTGAAAATATTGATTACGAAACAGACAAAGACGGTAACGTCAAACCAAGATTAGAAGATAAAGACAACCATACGATTGATGCTACACGTTACGCATTAGAACGTGATATGCGTCAAAACCATATGAATATATTAAGGTAGGTGATTACTATTCGTTGGCCATGGGAAAAACCATATTACGAAGAAATAACAGAACAGTTAGCGCCTAAAGTTGAAACGCAGGAAGAGATGATTGTGCGATTAGTACAAAATCATCAGAAAGACATTGAGCGTATATCAACAGGACAACGCTATTATGATAAAGATAATGACATTTACAGACAAAAGTATAAATATGACTTAGACGGTAATCTCGACATAGATAAACCAGATTGGCGTATTACTACTAACTATCATCAAAATTTAGTTGACCAAAAAGTAGCATATCTTGTTACAAACCCAGTTAGTTACTCATGCGAGAACGAAAAGGTACTAGATACAATACATCAGGTGCTAGACAATCGTTGGGATAATGAGTTAATTGATGTACTCACTGCTGCAAGTAACAAAGGTATTGAATGGGTACAACCATATATTGACGAGAACGGCGATTTTAAGCTGTTTAGAGTACCTGCCGAACAATCTATACCAATTTGGACTGATAGCAAGAGAGATACACTACAAGCTTTTATACGTGTGTTTAAATTAAATGATGAAACTAAAGTAGAATATTGGACCGATACTGATGTTACATACTATGTGTATGAGAATGGGTCATTAATCAACGATTATTATTATGGCGAGAACAACAAGCAAATGCACTTCTCAACTGGCAGTTGGGGTCGCGTGCCATTTATTCCATTCAAAAATAACTCAGAAGAGGCATCTGATATTTGGCAATACAAAACAATTATTGATGCTATCGATAAACGTTTATCTGATACGCAAAATATGTTTGATGAGAGTGCAGAGTTGATCTACATTTTACGTGGTTACGAGGGCGAGAACCTTAAAGAGTTTATGCAAGGCTTAAAATACTACAAAGCAATCAATGTAGATAGCGAAGGTGGCGTTGAAACGATACAAGTTGAGGTGCCAGTCGCTAGTACAAAAGAATATCTTGATATGATGCGTCAGAATATTATGGAGTTTGGCCAGGGTGTCGACTTTCAAACAGACAAATTTGGCGCTGCGCCTAGTGGTATTGCACTCAAGTTTTTATACGGTAATTTAGATTTGAAAGCAAACAAGCTAAAGAATAAAGCTACTGTTGCTATTCAAGAGTTGATTGAGTTTATCGTCGATTTTTACAAATTGAAGATAGATCCGAAAGACATCGAAATTACGTTTAGTCTTAACAGAATGATGAATGACTTAGAAAGCTCTCAAATTGCCGTGCAATCGACTGGCATATTGTCTAAAGAAACGATTGTTAAGCACCACCCGTGGGTAGATGATCCAACAGCTGAATTGGAACGCATTGACCAAGAGCAAATGGAATATAACCGACAGTTGCCAGATATCGATGACGGAGGTGCTGTGAATGGCGAGCAAGAACAACCAGAACAAAAGCAATCCGAAGATAAACAACCAGAATGACATTGATAACTATATCGACCAACTAATCAAACGAGCAGAAAGCGAATTAGAAATACTATTCTCACGTAGATTAAAACAAATACAACAAGAAATAGCAGATATGTTTGAAAAGTATCAATCAGACGACGTACATGTTACGTGGACTGAATTTAATAAGTACAACAGGCTCAATAAAGAACTTATCAGAATAGGCGAGATGTTGACGGAAGATTACAGAGAAGTTGCTAAAACTATCCGTCAGACACAACAAAACGCTTATATTGAAAAGTTTTTGATGAGCCTTTATTTATATGAAATGGCTAGTCAAACATTTATGCAGTTTGATGTGCCTACTGCGTCTGTAATCAATAAAGCAATCGAGCAACCAATCGAGTTTATTAAATTGGTGCCTACATTACAAAAACATCGTGATGAAGTGCTTAAAAAGATACGTATACACATCACACAAGGCATTATGAGTGGTGAAGGTTATTCTAAGATAGCAAAAGCATTACGTGATGATATAGGTATGACGAAAGCACAATCACAACGTGTAGCACGTACAGAAGCAGGTAGAGCAATGTCACAAGCCGGACTAGATAGTGCGAAAGTGGCCAAAGACAACGGTATGAAAATGAGAAAACGTTGGTTAGCCACTAAAGATAATAGGACACGTGATACACATCGTCATTTAGATGGAAAAGCGATTGATATCGACGATAATTTTCATTCATCTGGTTGTGTCGGACAAGCACCTAAACTGTTTGTAGGTGTGGCTAGTGCTAAAGAGAACATCAATTGTCGATGCAAATTATTATATTACTTTGATGAAGATGAATTACCTACCGTCATGAGAACGAAAGAAGATGGCGTTATACCATTCATGACATATCGTGAGTGGGAGAAGAATAAACGCAAACAGTAATCACTCGACCTTAGCATGTCGTTAAAAGGCTTCTTTTTAATATAATCTTTCGTGTCGTAACACGTTAAAAACGTAAAAGGAGCAATTAACACATGGACTTATACGCATTACTCGGACAATTTAAAGACGGCGAAATCGATAAGCAGAAAGTGATTGACGCTATCGACGAAAGTAAATCTGGAATGGTTCCACGTTCTCGTTTAAATGATAAAAATGCAGAAATTGAGGAACTCAAAGCAGAAATTACTAACCGTGATAATCAAATTGTCGAATTACAAAACTCTGTGAAAGATGATAGCGAGTTGCAAAAAGAACTCGAAGAAGTAAAACAAAGTAACGCAGAGTGGCAGGATAAGTACAAACAATCACAACTGAATAACGCTGTTAAGTTGGCCGTTGCTAAAGATGCAAATGATGCTGACGATATTCTAGCTTTCGTCAACAAAGATGAGTTGGAATTACAAGATGACGGCACTGTTAAAGGTTTAGACAAAGAAATTGAAACGCTTAAAGAGTCTAAACCTTATTTATTTGCCGATAACAAGCCGGTAGGTAATAAACCTGCAGACGGCGAAACAATGCAAACAGGCATTACAAAAGAACAATTCGATGGCATGAGCGTTGCAGAACGTACCGAATTGTTTATTAACGATCGTGCTACTTACGACAAATTAGTCGAATAATATTAAGAAAGAGGTTATAACATGGCTCAAGGAACAACAACATTAAGTACGCAAATCGTACCTGAAGTATTAGCGCCAATGATGCAAGCTGAATTAGATAAAAAATTACGTTTAGCATCTTTTGCAGAAATTGATAACACATTAGTAGGACAACCCGGAGATACAATCACATTCCCTGCGTTTGTATACAGTGGAGATGCAACAGTCGTACCGGAAGGTGAAAAAATTCCAGTAGACAAAATCGAAACAAACAAACGTGAAGCTAAAATCCATAAAATTGGTAAAGGTACTCATATCACAGATGAGGCTTTACTATCAGGTTATGGTGACCCACAAGGCGAGGCAGTACGTCAACACGGTTTAGCTATTGCAAACAAAGTTGGTGACGATGTGCTAGAAGCTTTAAGAGGTACAAAATTAACAGTTAGTGCAGATGTGGGTACATTGGCTGGTTTAGAAACTGCAATCGATAAATTTGAAGATGAAGATTTAGAACCAATGGTTTTATTTGTAAACCCTAAAGATGCTGGTAAATTACGTGCTAGTGCATCTGAAAACTTCACTCGTGCAACTCAATTAGGTGACGATATTATCGTTAAAGGTGCGTTTGGTGAGGCATTAGGAGCGATCATTGTACGTTCTAAAAAATTAAACGAAGGAGAAGCTATTTTAGCTAAAAAAGGTGCTGTTAAACTAATCACTAAACGTGATTTCTTCTTAGAACCAGACCGTGACCCTTCAACTAAAACAACTTATTTATACAGTGACAAACATTATGTAGCTTACCTTTACGATGAAAGTAAAGCAGTTAAGATTACTAAAGGTGCTGGCACTGGAGCATAAGGAGTGATTAATAGTGACGTATAAAGTAATCAAGTATTTTACAGACTTACAAGACAACAGCCATGCGTATCATGTAGGAGACCCGTTTCCACGTACTGGTTTAGATGTAAGTAAAGAACGATTAACTGAATTATCCACTGATAATAACCGTCAAAACAAGCCTTTAATAGAGCGCGTAGAAGAGCAAACTAACTATTCTGATATGAAAGCATCAGAGTTGAAAGAGTTGGCTAAAGAGCGTGATATTGAAGGTTTTTCTCATATGAAAAAGACTGAACTTATCGACGCATTAGAAGGTGCAGAATAATGGATGCACTTGATGTAAAAATGCTCAATCAAACGCCTGTTGATGACACTTCACATGACGATGAAATAGATGCGCTTATCCCTAAGTATTTGAAGTTAGCAGAAGAATATTGCAACCAAACTTTTGACGTTAAACATTTACCTACTGGCGTTGAGAAATTTATTGCTGAATGTATTAAATATAGTGCAAACGGCAATATCTCATCACGTTCTATGGGTACGGTTAGCTATACTTTTGTAACTGAAATGCCTGAAGCGACATATAACCATTTAAAACCATTCAGAAAACTAAGATGGAGTGGTTACCATGTTTAACCCATACGATGAGTTTCCACATGCTATTTCAAAAGGTCGAATTGAAGTAATAGGTGATTTCAAGTTTAAAAAAGAGCGCTACAAGAGCGAAAAAATTATAAAAGGCTTTATGGATACACCTACAACTTCAGAACAACTTAAATATCATCAAATGTCATCTGAATACGATAGAAACCTATATGTACCTTATGACCTACCAATAAACGATAACGATTATTTTAAATACGAGGGTAAAATCTTTGGTATTGTAGGTGAACCTGTCGACCAGGGCGGGCAACATGAGATTAAGTTAATTCGACTGAAAGAGGCACCTTATGGCTAAAGTGAAATATGGGGCAGATAGTTTAGTCGTTGAGTTGGAACGTTATCAAAAAGATGTCGAGAAGTGGGCGAAAAAAGGTATAGCTAAAACCACAATGAAGATATATAACACTGCGGTAGCATTAGCACCAGTTGACTTAGGTTTTTTGAAAGAAAGTATTGATTTCAAATTCACTAATGGTGGTTTGACTGGTGTAATCAGTGTAGGTGCTGATTACGCTATTTACGTTGAATACGGGACTGGGATTTATGCAACAGGTCCTGGTGGCTCTCGTGCCAAAAAAATTCCTTGGTCCTATAAAGACGCAGACGGTAAATGGCATACTACTAAAGGTCAACACGCTCAACCTTTTTGGAACCCTGCAATAGACGCTGGACGTCAAGTGTTCAATAAATATTTTTCATAAAAGGCGGTTAAAAATATGTGGGTATCGGTTGAACCTGAACTTACAAGTAGATTATACGAAACATTAAAAACAGACCCTATCATTAACGAATTAGTTGGTGATAGGGTTTTTGATGTCGTTCAAGATGATGTGCGATACCCATATATTGTTGTGGGTGAGAGCAACGTCACTAATAACGAAAGTAGTGCAAATATGCGTGAGACGGTAGGTATCGTCTTTCATGTATATTCGCAATATCCAACGCAGTACGAGGCCAAGCTATTAATTAGCGCGATTGGTTATGTGTTGAACAAACCAATTGAAATAGATAATTACGAATTTAGATACAGTCGAATTGATAGCCAATCAGTATTTCCTGATATAGATAGGTTTACTAAGCACGGCACAATTCGACTTTTATTTAATTTCAGACATAAAACTAAGAGAGAGGAAGTGTAAGCATGGCTCAAAAGAATTACTTAGCAGTAGTTAGACCAGCTAAAGATAAATTAGATCCAACTGATGCTTTGCTATTAGCTGACTTACAAGAAGGTGGCCACACAATTGAGAATGACTTGGCTGAAATCATTCGTGGCGGTAAAACAGATTATGGTGTAAATGCCGTTTCTGAAGAGTTTAAACTCACTATCGGTAATATTCCTGGTGACAAAGGAATTGAACAAGTTAAAAAAGCAATTAAAAATGGCGAACAACTGCGTGTATGGTTGTATGAACGTAACAAACGTGATGACGGTAAATATCATGGTGTATTTGCCTACACAGTGCCGGAAAGTTACGAAATGTCGTTCGATGATGAAGATAACAAAATTGAATTAACGTTAAAAGTTAAATGGAACTCAGCAGAAGGAACTGAAGCTAATCTACCACCAGAATGGTTTGAAGCAGCAGGCGCACCTACTGTCGAATACGAAAGTTTTGCTGAAAAAGTTGGTTCATTTGAAGAACAGCAAGCAGCTGCTTCAAGTGGCACTGGCGCTTAATTATATATTTGGGGACATGTGTCCCCTTATTTTTTTATATAAAATTTGAAAAGAGGTATACATTTTGACTGAATTTAATCCAATTACAACGCTTACAATCAATGATAATGAAGTAGAAGCTAAAGCATTATTTGCGTTTGACATTAAAGCAAAGAAGTTTGCAGAAGATACGAAAGATAAGGACGGCAAAACGGTTACTACACCTGGTTTTAATGTGATTTACAACGGTATTTTGGAACGCGACACGGTTGCAATTGCTAATTTTTGGGAGTGCGCTACTGCATATCTAGGTAAAAATGCACCTTCTAGAGATGAAATTGAAACAGCTTTAATTGAAATCATTGAAGAAAAAGAAGACACACTCGAATTATTACAAGGCGCTTTAGACGTATTAAATAATAGTGGTTTTTTCAAGCAAAAATCTCGAGGGTTCTGGACGCAAATGAACAAAGCACCTCAAATGGCGAAGGGCGAGGACAAAGAAACAACGAAAGCTGGTATCGAGTTCATGAAAGAGAACTACAAAGAAATCATGAACGTGGAACCTTACTCAACTATTCAGAAATAAGACAATTAACGAGTAGGTACATAGGTTATCTATCTGAAAATGAGTTAATGATGATGTCACCTAATGAATGGAAAGACTGGATAATCGGTGGCCAAGATAAGATTTTAGATCAGAAAGAATTAATGATACAAGTTGCTCAAGCGAATGGACTTGTACAAGCTGGTAAGTCGTTAAAACGTATGACTAGAGAAATTGAGCGCCAACGTTTTGAGATACGTAATCCTGGCAGTTATGAGCGTATTAAACGTGCAGAACTTGAACATGAAAAACGTAGACGAGAGTTGTTCAAATCAGGTACTAAACGTTGGCTAGAACAACAAAAACAGAAAGGAGAGTGAATAAGTGGATAAAAACTTTATGGTTCGCATCATGGCTAATATACGCGATTTTCAGAACAACGTTAGAAAAGCGCAGACTTTAGCTAAAACATCTATTCCAGATGAGATTGAAACTGATGTGAAAGCCAATATCAGTAAATTCCAGCGTAATCTTCAAAGAGCCAAAGCAATGGCGCAACGTTGGCGAGAGCATAAGGTGGAAATCGATGGAGACACCAACCCTATTAAACGTGCGATATCTTTTGCCAAAGCAGAATTGCAAAGATTACGCGATAAGCAAGTCGATATCAAAGGTGATAATGACAATTTAAAGCGTGCAGTAATAAGCGCTAAAGTAATGTTGGCATCATTACATGATAAAACGGTACACGTTAACTTTGATACACGGGGCATGACAAGAGCGCAAGTATTAACTAAAGCGTTAGGTAAGTCTTTAGATGAATATGGCAATAAAATGGACGCTTTAGCTACCAAAATAAGAACGTTTGGCACTGTCTTTAGTCAACAAGTCAGAGGACTAATGATAGCTAGTATTCAAGGCTTAATACCTGTTATTGCTGGTTTAGTACCAGCGTTAATGGCTGTATTAAATGCAGTTGGCGTATTAGCAGGCGGTATATTAGGTTTGGCTGGTGCGTTTAGTATCGCAGGTGCGGGCGCCTTTGCGTTTGGCGGTATGGCAATTAGTGCTTTGAAAATGCTTAAAGACGGCACACTGCAAGCTACCGCAGAAACTAGACGATATCAAGCGTCTTTAGATCAAGTTAAATCAACATGGGAAAGTATCATCAAACAAAATCAAGCGCAGATATTTAATACTTTAGCTAACGGTTTAAACACAGTAAACGTCGCTTTGAGTCGCATGAAACCATTCCTTGCAGGCGTATCTAAGGGCATGGAACAAGCGAGTGCTAGTGTGCTTAAATGGGCTGAGAACAGTCAAACGGCTAGTAAGTTCTTCAATATGATGAACACAACAGGCGTTAAAACATTCAATACTCTATTAAGTGCTGCTGGACATTTTGGTGACGGTTTGGTCAATGTATTTACACAGTTAGGACCATTATTTTTATGGACTGCTAAAGGCTTAGACAGTTTAGGCAAAAAGTTCCAGAATTGGGCTAATAGTGTGGCAGGTCAAAACGCTATCAAAGCATTTATCGAGTATACAAAAACAAACTTGCCTAAAATAGGTCAGATATTTGGTAATGTGTTTGCCGGTATCGGTAATTTAATGGCCGCATTCGCACAAAACAGTGCAGGTATCTTTGATTGGTTAGTTAAAATGACAGGCAAATTCAGAGAATGGTCTGAGCAAGTTGGTAAATCGGAAGGCTTTAAACAATTCGTTAAATATGTACAACAAAACGGACCAGTTATCATGGAATTAATTGGTAACATTGTTCGTGCATTAGTTGCGTTTGGTACTGCAATGGCACCTATTGCAAGTGTGATTTTACGTGTGGTAACTGCGTTTGCTGGGTTTATCGCTAAGTTATTTGAAACACACCCAGCAGTTGCTAAGATGGTTGGTATTGGTATGATACTAGCCGGCATTATGTGGGCGTTACTAGCACCAATTATTGCAGTTGGAACAGTATTATCAAACGTCTTTGGTGTTAGTTTACTACAAGCAATCGGCAAAATAGCACGTTTTATGGCTTCTAGCAACATACTAAAAGGCGTATTAAACATCTTACGTGGTGCGTTTAGCTTATTAGTTAGTCCAATAGCTAATATAGGCAGATTATTACCATTATTAGGCACTGCATTTAGTGCTTTAACTGGTCCAGTTGGCATAGTTATTGGCGTTATATTAGCTTTAGTCGGCGTTATCGTATACTTGTGGAAAACGAACGAAGACTTTAGAAATATGATTATAGGTGCTTGGAACGGTATCAAAGATGCTGTTTCTGGTGCAATCAGTTCTATCGTTGGCTGGTTTGCTCAATTGTGGGCATCTATCCAACAAACATTACAACCGATTATGCCAATTTTACAACAACTAGGTCAAATGTTCATGAACGTTCTAGGCGGCTTAGTAATGGGTGCTATCCAATTAGTAATAGGAGCCTTTCAATCATTATGGCTTGCAATTTCAGTGATATTCACTGCAATCGGCGGTATTATTTCAGCGGCAGTACAATTGATTGTCGGCTTATTCACTGCGTTTATCCAATTTATTACCGGCGACTTTTCTGGTGCTTGGCAGACATTGCAAACTACTGTACAGAATGTTTGGACGACAATTTGGAATACAATCGTATCAATTTTCACTCAAATTTCCGAATTTATATTCAACACGCTAAATTCTATACTCGGTACTAATATCACAAGTTGGTCTCAAATTTGGTCGGCAATCGTTCAATATGTCACTCAAATTTGGAATAGTGTAACGCAATGGTTTGGCCAAATGGCACAGTCCGTTTGGAACAAAATGGTACAAGCGTATAACTATGTTGTATCAACTGGTGCGCAATGGGTGAGTTCTATTATAAACACTTTAGCTAGATTTGTGTCATCTGTGATTAGTGGTTTTATCAGAGTTGTATCAAGTGTTGCATCACATATGGCTCAAGCGTTATCAAGAGTAATATCTGTTGGTGCGCAATGGGTATCAGCAATCATTAGTGCTATGGCTAGATTTGTAAGTGGCGTTATAAGTGGCTTTGTTAGAGTGGTTAACCAAGTGCAATCAGGAATGAGTAGAGCTGTTAACACCGTTAGAAACTTTATCGGTCAATTCGTGTCTGCTGGTTTAGATTTAATGCGTGGTTTAGTACAAGGTATTATGAATGGAATGAAATGGGTAGTCAATGCAGCCAAGAATGTAGCACAAAGTGCGGTTAATGCAGCAAAAAGTGTTTTACGTATACACTCTCCTTCTCGTGTATTCAGAGGCATAGGTCAATATGTATCTCAAGGCTTGGGAATGGGTATCTTAGCAGACCAACACAAAGCGGTGAATGCAGTTCGTAGTGTAGCTAGTAATTTAACTGATGCGTTTAAACCAGAATTATCTACAGACTTAACAGACGGTTTAGGTGGTTCATTAAATGGCAGTGTGGACGCTCACATGACTAAAGATGTTAGACATAGTATGCAAGAGAACAATCGCCCAATCGTTAATATAACTGTGCGTAATGAGGGTGATGTAGAGTACATTAAATCTTACATTGAAGAACAAAACGGCAAAAACAGTAGTATGGGCTTGTAAAGGAGTGTTATTATTGATTGCTCACGACATAGAAATAATTAAAGATAACAAAAAGTATAAAGTCAGTAATAACACTTTTACTGGCTCTGTTTTAGAAGTGGTATCCTATGACGTCAAAGGTTCAGGGTATGATCGTGAATACAGTACAGTTAATGGTGCGCAAGGAAGGTTTTTCAACTCTGTCTATGAAGAAAAGAAAACAGTTAGTCTTAAATTGCGATATCAAGTAGACAAAATGGCTCAAGTGACACATTTTAAGTCAAATTTACAAGCGTTATTACGTGGTCATTATTATTTACGTGAATTATCTACACCAGATACATCTATTAAATATGAAGATATATTCAACACAAAACCTCAAGAGTTTGAACTAGATTATGTAGACGGTAGACAAATATTTGTCGGTCTAGTTAGTGCGATTTCAATTGATACCACACAAACAGCTGGTGAGTTTGAACTTGAATTTGAAACCATTGAGCTACCTTATTTTGAAAGCATCGCATATAGTACTGATTTAGAAAGTGAAAGTAGAAGTGTTGAAAAATGGGCGGTATCGGATAACTTACCGTTTAATGTAAATGATAATAAACGTAATTATACTTTCCACGATACAAAAATATGTAATGTTTATTATGCAGGTACGGTTGAAATCAATCAAATTAATCAAGATAGCACAGTTGAAGTGACTTTAGCGGAAAACGTATCTAAAAATGATAAAAACGGCACTACTTTTTATATGGTTGAAAGTGGTGATGTTATTAATATCAAAGGCTTAGAGTTAAAAGCAGGAGATACTATCAAATTTGACGGTATTCACACTTTTAGAAACGGTTTAAACATTGATGCCTATAATGTGAGCCGACGCAACCCTACTTTAATACCTGGTTGGAACACGTTTAGAAGTACCAAATTGATGCAAAAAGTCGTGTTCAAACACAAAGAATATTACATGTAGGGGTGACGATATGACGGTATTACTAAAAACATTACAAGGTTACGGTCAAAATCTACCAGTCGAAACCGAACTGAACATTAAATTATCGGACACAGATAGTACGTTAACAATTGTAATTGACGAAAATAAGGGTACGTTTGATGCTATTGGTGCGATTACAAAAATGTGGACGATAACAGGCGTTGCTGGTCCTGAAGATGAAAACGAGTATCGCATTGTAATGCTAGATAAAGAAACTCGAGGTCAAAAAAGTAGATTAACGATAAAAGCTAGACCAGTAGAAATTGACGACCTAAATAATAATCGTGTGTACGAAATTTATAACGGCAGTTTTACTGGCAAAGCATATTTCGATTTAGTTTTTAAAGGTACGGGATACAAATATAACTTACATGCTAAAGTATCATCTTCGAAATTTGAAAATCTTGGTAATTGCGATACAAATCTTGATTTATTTAAAAAGGGTTTGGAACGATATTCGCTAGAATATGAATATGACGCAAAAACTAAAACGTTCCATTTATACGATTACATCGAATACAAACCAGAATATTGGATAAAAGCAGGTGTGAACGCTAATAATATCAAAATACAAGAAGATGCTACTAAATGTTTTACGTTTATAAAAGGTTTTGGTGGTTATACAGATCAACAAACTTACAATGAGGCGAGTTTGCAATTTGAATATACATCACCGTTAGCTGATGTTATCGGCAAAAGACATGCGCCACCCGTTCAAGACGGTAGGATTACAAAAGAAGATACTTTAAAAAAGAGTATGGAAAAGGTTATTAATGATAGTATCAAAACATCTGTAACACTCGATTTCGTTTTATTAAAAAAGTATTTTAAAAATGCTATACCTAGGGTTGGCGATGTTGTTAAAGTGATTGATGATTTAATGGGCTTAAATGTCGATTTAAGAATTATCGAAATCACAACCAAACGTGACATAAATGGAAATATCATAAAAATGGACTTGGTACTAGGTGAATTTAGATTGCAAGATAGATATGTAAAAGCGGTTGGTAAAGCTGCTAAATATGTTACTAACCTAAAAACAAATAACCCTGCTAAAACACAACAAGAAATGCAATCTCAGACAAACGCCAATACAAAAACTACACAAGATTTATTGGGTAAAACAGATGATTTACAAGCGAAACTCGATAAAGCAAATGCCAAAAGCGTAACTACTTCAAACGGAACAATTGTACATGATTTCTCAAGCAAATCTAGTATCAAGAAGGTTAAAACCATAGGTACAATTGGCGATAGTATTGCTAAAGGGTCGTTAGCTAAAAGCAACTTTACTCAACAATTAGCTAAAAAGATTAAAGCAAAATATACTAATCTTGCTGAAAGTAGCGCTACCATGAGTGATATTTACCAACAAGCTACTAAAATCAAAGGAGATTTAATTATCATACAAGGTACTGATGATGATTGGGTCAAAAATATAGATGTAGGCACTGATAAAACGGATACTAAAACGTTTTACGGTGCCTTTTATAGTGCAGTAGAAATTATCAAAAAGAATAACCCTAAAGCGAAATTATTGGTAATGACATCTGCAAGACAGTGTTATATGGAAGGTTCTAAAGTTAAACGTAAAGATACTGATAAGAATGATAAAGGTAAAACTTTGATTGATTACGTTAACGTACAAGTAGATATTTGTAACGACTTAAATATACCTGTATTCGACGCTTACCGATATGAAGGTTTTAAACCATACAGTCCAGCTTTTAGAAAATCTAGCATGCCTGACGGCCTTCATTTTAATGATAAAGGGCATGAAGTGATTATGTACGAATTAATTAAAGATTACTATCAATTTTATGATGAATAAGGAGGTTGTGTATGTTATCCGAATTGAAAACAAAACTACATTCGTTATTTGGTTCAGATTTTATATCTCAAGTCGAACAAAACTTTGAAACAATAAAATCATGGGCTGATAAAAAAGATAGCGATTACCAAAACCATGTTACAAATCAAAAGAACGCTCACAAATCATCACAAATTAAGCACACAATAAAAAGTGGGCAAGATGTTAATTTACAGGACCATGAACGTTATCAAGACGAGCAAATTACTAACTTAGTGCTTGGACATAACGGTGACGGAGTTCAAGAGTTGAGAGCGAGTAGAACATCGATGGACGCACAAAACTTTGATGACTTATCCAATCGTTTATATCACGATTTTTTACGTGAGAATAACGAAAGAGAAAAGTTACGTGCCGAATTGCTCAAAAAGATACAACGTATTGTAAATGTAGATGATTTTGGTGGTGACCCAACTGGTCAAAAAGACAGTACAAAAGCTTTTCAAGACGCGTTAGGCACTGGTAACGTACTTGTAACGATGAGTGCAGGTACTTATTTAACAACTGGTATCAAAATGCCTAACAACTCAAGATTAGTCGGACAAGGTAAAGACATCACCACTATTAAATTTATGGATAGTACACCAGCTGAGAACATTGGTATCACTAACTTAAAAATGAGTGGTAATGCTAAAAATATTAGTTTAGAGAACTTTACATTTGACGGTAATAAGTTTAGACAAGATAAAAAACTCAAACCTACTGGTGGTTCACGTTCAAGCAATATTCGATTTGCTGGTGTAACGAATGGTTACATTTACAATGTTAAATCGCATAGCGCTTTATTACATTGTATTGACGTAACTTATGCAAATGATGATTACTACTATGAAGGTGATGGAAATAGAGTTCCATACGCATTAGAAAGTAAACATATTCATATTGATAATTGTGAAACATACGCTTGTGGTGATGACTCTATCACTACCCATCATTCACGTTATATCACGATTACTAATTGTTATGCTCATCATCCAACAATTACTGGTGGGAATAGCAACGGTATTGAAATTGATGACGGTTCACAATTTGTGTTCTTATCAGATAATAGAACAGAAGGCAACTTCGGTGGTGTTGAAATCAAAGCCCATGCACCTGCAAATGCATCAAGATGCGTGTTTGTAAATAATCATTTATCAATTGAGGATACAAGAGCTTATAACATTAGACATATTGGCCACCACAGAGCAAAAACGGACGCTAAATCTAAAACAGCCTATGATGTATCATTAAACAACTGCGTGGCTCTGCGACCTAAATACAATGGCGTATATCCAGGTACAACGCCTAGAGCATTGTTAATTAGTGCTTACAAAAACGTATCGGTTAATAATTTTACCGCGATTGGCGATAGTGATTTTAGTAAATTAGCAAACGGTAAAACTGACAGTAATTTACCTGCTATCGCGGTTCAGTTTATGGCTGAAAATGTCATTCTTAACAATATTACCGTTACTGGATTTACTACTGCCGGTCAAGATATCAAATTCTTTGGTGGAGATAATCGAGGCGAGCGTTTTATCTTAAGTAATGTTAACATCTACAATTCATCACCTAAAGTTGGTATTGCAAGTGGTGGTGGAATATACGATTTAAAAATTATCAATGGTAATTTAAAAGGGCGTGGCACAGGTAACGGTATTGAAACATACAACAATACAACTATGATAAGTGGTATTACTGCAGATAACTATTCAAACGCTGCGGTTATCGCAAACGAAAAGTATAAAACAGTACCTACCGTATTAAAAGGTGGCTTAAGTGCAGGTTCAACAGGTTCTGCTGCGGTAGATCCTCGAAGTGTAGTTTTAGCAACAACTGGTAATAGTAGAGCGTATAGCCCACGTTCATTCGTTTTAGGTTCTGGAATGAGTTCTAAGGCTTATGGTTCACGAAGTGGTATAATTAATTCACTTTCATCTGAAACTGATAAAGAAGCCCACACACAAACTGTATTTAATAGCAGAAATGTAAAATCGCCTGGCAGTTACAGAGTGGTTGCAGGTTACTCTAGTACAGGATCCCCTTCAACATCAAATATCAAGGTAGACCTTAACACCTTACAAGGTAACCTTAACTTAGCTGGTAAACTAACGCAAAACAATGCCGATATCGCAGAGTTGTTCGAAAGTCAAAGTGGTCAACCTATTGAGTTAGGTACCATAGTCACTTTAGATGGCGATAAAATCAGAAAAGCGCAACCGAACGATGAACCGATTGGTGTTATATCAGGTACTGCAGCACTCGTGGCTAACGATAAAACATATCATCATAAAGATAGATATTTACAAAATGAGTACGGTATGACGTTGACTAAGCGTGTTCAAAGAGAGTTTGAAGATGTAGACGGTAACCCAGTGTTTGAATGGCGAGATGAACCAATCGAGAACCCTAACTATAATGAAGATTTACCTTACGTATCACGTTCTGAACGTCCAGAATGGAATACAGTAGGATTAATTGGTCAGATCTATACAAACGTCGAAAAAGACGTCATAGCAGGCGATTTAATCAATGGTAAGGCTGGAATTGGATATAAAGATAACGTGAGCGGTAAAGGGCGTGTAATGGCCGTTACAACGCCATATAATGAAGAACGCGGTTTTGCAATTGCATTAGTATTGTGGGGTGTTAAATAATGGAATTAGAAAAAGTGGCTAAAATTGATTTAGAAGAAGAGGCGTATTTGAAACCGATATCTAACAGGGGTATCGGTTTTTATAATTTAGATAAAAATACAGCACAGTTCCAATTTAGGGTAACAAAAGATAATCTACCCTTACTAATCAGTACAAACAACGTTAAAGGTTACGCCTTTTTTAAACAGAGTACTGTAAAAAATGGTGATAGACCTTCCACATCTGGCGTTTTAGATGTTGAATTTATCGACCCTATGACAGGTTTAATTGGTGTAACGGTGCCATCTTGGTTTTTGAAAAGTGTTACAAACTCAACTGTTTTAGGAGAGATTTATTTATCGCTTAATGATTATAAAAACGAAGATAAAGACGATACAGTCGTTTTAGGTACTTTCCAATTTGAAGTGAAAGATAGTTTGGTTAATCAAATCAGTAGCGATATCAAAGTGAGTTACATTCGCATGTTTGATGATTTGCGTGACGAATTAGAAAAGAAAGTAGAACAACTCAAAAAAGATATTGGCAGCACTCAAAGTTTGATAGACACAATCAAACAACTATCTGCAAGTGCAACACAAGCTATCCAAAATGCTAAAGATGATAGCATTAATTCAATTAATACAAATAAAGCTGATGCTTTAAATAACATAGAAGAGCAAACAACGTTATCTTTAGCACAAATTGATAGTAAAAAGAATGATGTACAAAGTGGTTTTGAAATCGCTAAAACCGCATTTCAAAACTCAGTAGATCAAAACACACAAACTTTTGATACAAAGGTAACAGACGCTAATAATTTGATTGATAAAAAAGTAAACGACTTTCAAACGAATGGTGCTTTAACTAAAAGCGATGTAGATAACCTTATGGGTAGTTATGATTGGCAAAAGGCTGCGTTGACAAATAGTGATGGCACAACTATCTCTGTTTCTGATTTAGATTTTGACAACCCTACTCAGATTACTAAATCCGGCTTTTATTACTTATATAACGCTACAAACGGACCGACAACTATACGAAATGGCATGCTTATCGTAATTTATACTAATGCAAATTATATGAAATTTATATACACTCCATATTTTTCAAATGAGGTACACGTGCGCACGAAAGCAGGAGACTGGTTACCGTGGCAATCGATAAACGATTTTAAAGATACGGGTTGGATAAATTTACCTTTAGTTAATGGCGCGTATGCTAACACTGAATATACAGATAGAAATGGTTATCCTTGCTCATACAGAATAGTAACTCAGAATGGTGTAACAACGAACCATTTACGTATCAACGCTAGCAACCTTTTTAGTGGTCAAATATTCGCAAGATTGCCACAAGATATGGTAAAAAACGCGCAATCATTTTCTGTCAGAACGCCAATAGGTAAACCGGGTTGTTTTTTAGTTATTAACCCTACCGGTGACGTCTTGTTTTATAAATCATCGATTACTGGAGATTGGACAGAAAAAGATTATATCTACGCTCAGGTAAGTTGGATAAATTAGGAGTGATAATTTGAAAATAGTTTATTTATGGAAAAACGGACAACCGGTCATTGTAACATTGAATGAAGAGGGCGAATATGAGTACCCTTCTGAGAAATGGACGGAAAACAAACCAGATGACGGTATGTACACGCCGATTTACTTTGACGGTCAGAAATGGATAGGCCAGTCAAAAGAGGTTTTTGAAAAAGAATTGCCACCTGAACCGATTGACGATAAAGATGTTCTTATCTCTAATTTATCGGAGCAATTACTAAATACGCAATTAGAAATCGAAAACGTCAAAAAAGATATGGCTACCGTATTAGAATTATTGGTTGGAAAAGGAAGTGTTGATGATGTACAGAATAGTTGAACGATACTATAAAATGGGGTTATTCCCGTTAGAAAAAGTTAAGCAATCTGTTACAGTTAAATGGATAACAGTAGATGAGTATAAAAAGATTACCGGTCAAGATTACGAGCCACTAGCTGAATAGCTGGTGGTTTTATTTTGGATAAAAGTAGGTGTTATATGAAAAACAATATGAAAGATTTGACACTGGCCGAAACCATAGCAGCAATAATGGTTTTTAGTTATGGTTTTAGAGAGTTTTTAAGAGGCTTCTTTTGGTTCAAAGAACAAGATGACGTTTTAGATGATAGTTCTTTTTATCTAGCGTTACATCATATTATGCCTATTTGGGGTTGGGGAATTGTTGTGATGTTTGCAGGTTTAATCGTAATGATTTCATCAATATTCCTTGCATCAAGTGATCAAAACACTAAATTTAGCAAACTTATTACATTGGGTGGTTTTTTGTCAGCTATTCTTTATTTTTTGATGACCAGTGCAAGTATCTATCACTCAATCAACTGGCTAACCACTGTACATATGGGGCTAATGTCAGCAACAGGTTTTGTTGCGTCCTTTGTTGGAGGTGCTGACTTATATGCCAGACGAAAATAAGTATGTACTACGCCACGAATGGGTTAAATCAAACGGCGATATTTACGAAAAGATTAACGAAAATGATAAAAAGAACATCAAAGAAATAGGCGAATTAAAAACGAAAATTGAGACACAAACAACATTACAACGGCAAACCTATGAGGCTCAAAAAGAGACTAATTACAACATCAAAGATTTAACCAAAGTTATGACCAATGTAGGTAATGAAATGACTGATATTAAGTACAAAGTCATGTCACATGACGAAAAAATTAAAACTATTCAAGGGACGATAGAAACAAAACAAAAAGGTAGTGTTCAAATCATTGTAGCACTCATAGGTTTAGCTGGTACTTTAGTCGGCGCTGCCTTTGCATTTGCACAAGTCTTTTTTTAAGTCGACTTTAATTAGTCGGCTTTTTATTTTGGAGGTGGATAAATGGGATTACCAAACCCGAAAAAACGAAAACCTACAGCATCAGAGGTTGCAGCATGGGCAAAAAGAATGATTGGCAGAAGAGTTGATGTAGATGGTTATCATGGAGCTTAATTAATGGGTTCCATGTAAAAAAATAATGTGAATTGCTGGGACACCCTTAGAGCCTTAATAACTACAACGTAACTGGTAACGGTAAGCGTGAAAGTTAAAAAATATTAAGGATTGGGCAATCAGCAGGCAAGCCTCTATGGTAATAGTAGAGGAAGCTTCAACGACTATGTACTATCAATTGATAGGCAGTGCATTAAATATTCATGTGTGATACAATGTATTTGACGATTGATAAGGAGTGGTCAAATGGACATTGTAGGAATGCAGTTTAATTATCTTAAAGTTCTAGAGTTTTATGGCAGAAATAAACATAAAAAGAAACTATATAAATGTTACTGTACGAGATGCGGTAATGAAAAAATAATGATTGGTACCGAAGTGAAAAATGGTTATTCTAAAAGTTGTGGTTGTTTGAATAAAGTTAGTCATTCTAAAAAACATGGTATGACTGGAACTTTAATTTATAATAAATGGAAAGGTATGAAGCAACGATGTTACAACTCTAACTATGATTTTTACAGCGCATATGGCGGTAGAGGTATAAAGGTTTGTGATGAGTGGAAAGATGACTTTATGCAATTCTACAAAGATATGGGGGATGTACCATTCGAAGGTGCTGAATTAGACAGAATTAACAACGATGACGATTATAAACCATCAAATTGCAGATGGGTTAGTCATGAAAAAAATTCAAACAATCGACGAAAATATCATAATAAGACAGGATATACAGGAGTAACTTACAAACCACATCTAAACAAATATCAAGCGCAGCTTTACAAAAACAAGAAATTTATATACTTAGGTGTTTATGAAACTGCAGAAGAAGCACACTTAGCTTATAAAAAAGCTAAAAATGAATATTAAGATATAGTCTAGTCTCATGTGAAAGCATGAGGCTCTTTTTATAGAGCAATTTAACGTTACACAAACGTATTAAGAAATTAATGCGGGGAAAGGCGTTAAGTTAAATACAAACGCAATGTTGGGACTTACCTAACTTCATTTTCAAAAGGTATTGGAATTTTTTTACAACAGGTAACGCTATCGCTATGGCATGGTATCGCTATCCTAGAGGGTTTAAATTTTACAGAAATACAGCGTCATTTGTTCCCAAGCCTGGTGATTTTGCTGTTTGGGGGACAGGTTCATTTAACAACGGTACAGGCCACACAGCTGTAGTTGTAGGACCAAGTAACCGCAATTATTTTACTAGCGTTGACCAAAATTGGCGAAATGCCAACGGCTATACAGGTTCTCCTGGTTCGTTAGAAAAACATAGTTATTACGGTATTAGTGGGTTTGTTAGACCACCATATCAAAAAGAAGTTAAAAAGAAACCTAAACCAACAACTAAGCCTACTAAACCTACTAAACCTGTACCTAGTACATCGCCCACACCAGACAAAAATACCACCGAACAAACAAAGCCAACTACCAAAAAGGTTAAAAAAGTCCAATATACTGACTTTTTATATTCTCTAGATAAAGAGTTAGAATATAACGACCATTTAATCGTAGATGACGGCAATTTGATGACTAAACCTAAAGGTATATATATCAAAGAATGTCCTCATTTGCGCGATGTTGAAGAGTTGTATCTGCAACGTAATAGATTTGTCAGCAAAGATGAATATCCACACGTTTATATTGACCGTGAGCAAATATGGACGCCTAGACCACCTGACACAGAGGCACCCTCACATCCAGGTTGGTTAGTGATAGAAGTTTGTGGCGCACAAACAGAAAGTAAGCGTCAATTCATGCTAAACCAATTACAAGCATTGATATACGGTGTATGGTTGATGAGTTGGTCAAAAATCAAATTATCAGAAAGTACAATCAAAGCAGACCCTAATATTTGGCGCTCAATGAAAGATTTAATCAATTACGACATGATAAAAAACGGCATTCCTGATGAAAGTAAGTACAAAGAAGTCGAAAGTAAGATTATTGAGATGTACCTCAAAAAAGATAAGTTACTAAAAGAAAAAATAGTAACAACTACAAGCACAAAAATAATCAAAATTAAATCTGACAAAGAGGCAAAAACGACTAAACCGACAGTTACTACACCATCTACTTCTAAATCTAAAAAAACTACGCCATCAAAACAAACTAAGGCTAAGGTTACAGTAGAAAAGAGTGGTTTTACATTTACTCAAGCGCTCAACTTACAAATGAGTAGAGGGTATCCACAAAAAAGTAATGGTTATAGTTGGTACTTCCCTAGCCGTTCAGCCGTAAGTGCAGCAATGAACCCTACATCTATATGGAATAGCTCATCACAACGGTACCAGATGCTTAATTTAGGTAAGTATCAAGGCATTAGCGTATCGAAATTGAACGTTATCTTAAAAGGACGTGGAACGTTATCAGGGCAAGGTAAGGCATTCGCAGACGGTTGTAAAAAATATAACATCAATGAGATATATTTAATCGCTCACGCGTTACTGGAAAGTGGCAATGGTACAAGTAACTTTGCTAGTGGTCGTTATGGTATGTATAACTACTTTGGTATAGGTGCATATGATAACAATCCTAATAATGCGATAGCTTTTGCAAAAAATCGTGGTTGGACAACACCGGCAAAAGCAATTATCGGTGGCGCTAAATTTGTTAGACAAGATTACATCAACAAAGGGCAAAACACATTATACCGTATGCGTTGGAACCCTAAAAACCCTGCCACACATCAATATGCAACAGACATACGTTGGTGTGAACATCAAGCAAGCACAATATACAGTTATTACAAAAAAATAGGGTTAAAGGGACTTTATTTTATACAGGATAAATATAAGTAAGGCTATTCACTGACAGTGGGTAGCCTTTTAAAATTAAAAGAGGTGTATATATGTTACAAAAACTTAAAGATGTTGCTACTAATATCAATGTCAGCACTGCTGAAAACGGATTTATTGGCGCTAATTTTTATACCGAAGATGATGGTAGTGCATGTATTAGAATTACAATTAAAGATAATAACCAAGTTTTAGATTTTAATAAAACAGATATGTTACCTAGATTAGATCTGTTCTGTTCAGACGGTTCAATTTTTACGAATGAGCCATTAGATATTTTGATACCTGACAAAGGTGTTATTCAATATAAGGTATCAGATAACGTTATTGCACATCCTGGTAGAATGGACGCCAAACTATTTTTAGCAAACAAAAGCGATAGTATCCACGTAGCTAACTTTTACTTTACAATTACTGACAGTGGTATGACTGGACCTATTGGGAAAGAAATACATTTAGATTCATTGCAAAATTTAGTGGAAAATGTCATGAAAGAAAACGCAATAGGTTTGTTAGACGAAAGCTTTAAATCTAAGTTGGAAAAAGACTTGCAAACATATGTTACGGAAAACCCAGATTTGTTCAAAGGTGAAAAAGGCGAAGAAGGTGTTATTAAGTTTGAAAACCTATCAGAAGAACAACGGTTAGCTTTAAAAGGCGAATCAGGAGAATCTTTAATAACAGATAAATCTGTAACACACAATAAAACAGACTTTATTACTACCGGAAAAAATATATTTAACCTGTATAATTTGTTAGAAAATAAACTGATCAGTTATACGACAGGACTTATTTCAGATAACAACTTTTACATTACAAGTGACTTTTTACCAGTACAGTCATCAACACAGTACACACAAAGTAACAGTGATGTTATTGTGTTCTACGATAATAACAAGCAGTTTATAAGTGGTTTATCACGTGTGACACCAACACAAGCTAGAACATTCACAACCCCAGAAAACGCTAAATTTATCAGAACATCTACTATTAAAGAGGGGGTAGATGCGTATAGTTATAAAACGTATCAAATAGAAAAAGGGGCTAACGCTACATCTTACGAATCGTTCAAATATCACCTTAGCGGTTTGGCAGTAGAGTTAAAAAACAATGTGGTTAAGAATAACAATATTGCCGATTCTAATGTAGGGATCGAGAAGTTAAACTTTATTAAATCGTCTCAAAATATGTTCAATCCAAACAAAGTGACGAATGGCGTATATATCAACCCTACAACTGGCGCATTATCATCTAACGCTAGTTATTCAGCGAGCGATTTTATTATGTTGAGTGATAGTACAGATTACATCAAAAATAATACTTTGAACTTATACGCCTTTTACGATGCGAACGGAAACTTCATCAAGACTACAACAACATCTACTAATAAAATCACAAAGCCGTCAAATGCACAATTTGTAAGAATATCCGCAATAACAACAGCTGTTAAGAATACAATGTTAGTTGCTGGCACATCGTTACCTAGTCAATTTGTACCATATAAGAAGTATATTCCGTCTGAGTATTTAGAGCTATCTAATGTAGAAATTAAGCAAGATATTACTGACGTTTTCGGTAAATTTAATTTAAAAAGTTACACTGCAGAGGCTAGTAAGCAAAGTAACCCTGATGTAAATCAAAGATTAGAGATTGCATTTATCGGCGACAGTTGGGTGCAAGGTGGAGAATTTAAACAAGGTGACAGATTAACCTTGCCATTGCGTGACAGAATGCAAAAGGTATATGGCGACGGTGGTATTGGGTTTGTAAGTTTTGCTAATGGTCATATTGGTAATGGTGAAGTCGCAGTTAATTTAACTGGTGATTGGACACATTATGATGAAGATCCAAAGAAAGCTGATATTGCTTTATCAAAAGGGCTAGACAGTGCAATGGTTGAGAGCAGTACAGTTGGCGATAGTATTAAGGTTCAATTTTATGAAGATTTAGATTTCTACGAAATACACACATTAAACACAGGAACGTGGCGATACAATATTGACGGTGGCGACTGGGTAACAGTAGATGCGACGCAACAAGAAGTTACACCTATTACATTAAGTTTAGGTAAGCATATTATCAATATTGAAATTGTGAGTGGAAAAGTTACATTCATTGGTTCATACGCTTACAAAGGTAACAAAGGTGTAGTAGTTCACAAAATCGGTAATGGCGGTCTACGTGGTGGCCATATGACATCAACAGATCGTGCTAACTATGTTAAGCAATTAAAGCGTTGTAGAGCTAACACATTTGGTATTTTATTAGGTACAAATGAAATGGCTCAAAATATTCCAATTTCTACTTATATTAACGATTTAAAAGAAATTGTCTCACGTATCAGAGAAGCTAAGCCTTTAGCAAGTATCTTTTTAATCGCGCCTAGTGGTAATAAATATGATGGAAAACAATTGCATACAATTGAAGATTACAGTAATGCGCAATTGAACGTAGCTAAAGATTTAAATTTAGGGCATGTTAGCTTATATAGAAACTTAGGCGATTACGCCACAACTAATGCGAACGGTTTAATGTATACCGATGGTGTACATCCTAATAAAGATGGTGGCTATGCTATTTGTAACGTTGTGTATAACAGATTATTAAGATTATAAATTTTTAAGCTGACCTTTTTAGGTCGGCTTTTTATTTTGGAGGAATGTAGATGAAAACAGATGCAGGTTCAATAGCACGTACAATTGCTTTAGCATTAGCGTGGATAAATCAAATTTTAGCTATGAATAAAATTTCACCTATTCCAGTAGATGAAATGACGATAAGCACAGTGATTACTGGTGTAGTATCGCTTTTAGCTTGGTGGAAAAATAACAACTTTACTCAACATGCACATAAAGGTCAAAAAGAAATCAATAAATCTAAAGCTGGTGTGACTGGTGGTACTGGTTCGCCTTTAGGAGATGATTAAATGACGAGTAAAAGGACATATAAAGATGCTATTAAGTATTTAAAATCAATGGAAGGTAATGCTTACAACCCGGACCTAAGCTATGGATTTCAGTGCTTTGATTTAGCTAACCAATGGTGGTTGTATCTGTTCAATCACACTTTAAAGGGTGTAGGTGCAGCAGATATACCCACATGGAATAATTTTAAAGGCGAAGCTACGGTATATGAGAATACACTTTCTTTCCAAGCACAACCAGGCGATTTAGTTATTTTCAACCGTAATTACGGGCAAGGTTACGGTCATGTTGCTATTGTTTTATCGGCTACTTTAAATTCTATAACTGTACTGGAACAGAATTGGGTTGGTGGTGCTTACTGGACGCCACCAGAAGTAACGACACGACGTACACATGGCTATGACTTCCCTATGTGGTTTATTAGACCGTTCTACGCTAAAGAAACGACTAAAAACAAAATCAAAAGCAAAGCTAAGCCGGTTAAGAAAGCGAAAGCTAAGAAAGGTAAGAAAATATTACTCGTCGCAGGTCATGGTAAAGGTGCTTATTCAAATGACCCAGGTGCAGTAGCGAATGGTTATAATGAGCGTGATTTTAACCGAAAAAATATCATACCTAAAGTTAAAAAGTATCTTGAAAAATCAGGACACAACGTTGTTTTATACGGTGGGAAGTCAATGAACCAAGACTTGTATCAAGATACTTTATATGGTCAACGTGTAGGTAACTATTCAGACTATGGTTTATATTGGGTTAAAAAGAATGTGAAACCTGATGTGATTGTAGAATTCCACTTAGATGCTGCAAGTCCACAAGCTAGTGGTGGGCATGTGATTATTAACAATCAATACCCGGCTGATAATATTGATAAAGCAATCAGTAGTGCGTTAGACAAAACGGTTGGTAAAATCAGAGGAGTGACAGCACGTAATGATTTATTAAATGCAAATGTAGCCGGTAAATTAAACCTTAACTATCGATTAGTTGAATTAGGTTTCATCACATCTAAAAAGGATATGAATTACATCAATGATCACTTAGATAGCTTTACTAAACGGATTGCAGAGGCTATTCACGGTAGACAAATCGACGCAAAACAAAGTAAACCTAAAAACACTACTTGGAATTGGAAAGGACATATTCATTTTACAACTCTAATGAAGGTACGCAAAAAACCAGGACTAGCTGGCAGTGTGTTAAATAGTAAACAATGGTTCAAAGCAGGAGATTATACAGACTTTGACCAAATTATCAAAAAAGACGGTTACTGGTGGTGTCGTTTTAAATTTGATAACAAAGGTGAATACTTTTATGTAGCGCTTTGTAGAATACACGATAAAAAGCAACGTATTAAATCAGAAACTAAAGAGTTGTATGGCAAGATTAGTTGGTATTAATATGATATAATACACTCAGATGACATTTCACTATTAGTTCGTAGGGATAAGCGTAACGGTGCTTGTCCCTCTTTTTTTGTGCCTGTTATAAAATACTTAAAGAAATTTAAGTAAAAGTATTGACAATATATAATACTTAAATTATTATAAGTATATAAATTAAAACAAAGGCGGTTATTACAATGAGAAAACAAATCGAAGAATTATTAAAAAGCGAAGTTACAGGTTATAGAATTGCAAAGAAAATAGGTATTGGTGAAAGTGTTATTAGTAATTTAAGAAGTGGCAAACGTAATTTAGACAATATATCACTAAAAAACGCTGAATTACTATATAATTATCAAAAGGAGATAGAAAAAATGAACGAATTGAATAGCAAAATGATTGAAGATGTAGTATTAGGCGAAGTTGAATTAGTGGAAAGTTTAGGTCAATACTTTATCGATATTGAGGGAGATTACAAGTATAACGTAGAATTTGCCACACTTTCAGAAGTTGATTATAAAGTTTGTGCATTATATGAAGTTGCTACAAGCAAAACTTACGAAGTTCCTTATCACGATAAATTAGAAAAAGAAGATATGAAGTTATTTTATGATAAATGGTTAGAAAAAGATCAACAGGAAGAAACTTATATCGAGAGCGTATTCTTCGCAAATAGAGAAGATGCAGAAAGTTATATTAAAGATGTATTGAAAGGTAAAGAAAGTTTAACAGAAGTTGCTGCAGAAATTGGATATTTTGAATAAAACAAAACCGGGATAAATTCCCGGTTATTTTTGTGTCAAAAGTGTCAAGCACGTGTCAAAATAGTTCTATTTTATTCTGTTTTGTTCTAATGAAAATGCGCGATAAATGCTATATCTAAGCCTATTTCATGCTTGTTCTAAAATTAAAATTATCCCGCCGTCTCCACTATATAGCCTATAACCCTTGTGGTTATAGGTTTTTTGTTTTTGTTGCCACAGTATTGCCACAGATTTGCCACAACACATAAAAAAGACGCTCTATTTTAGAGCGCCACATTTTTATATATTGTTATAGATTTTTTATTGTCATTTATTTCAGTGATCAAGCCATTGACTATTTCATCTACTATGTAGGTATTGTTTTTCTCATCATATTTCAAGTAAACTAATTGAGTATTATTTATTTTGTTAAGAATGATTATATCTTTTTCTAAGTTATTAAAATCAAGTTCAAATTTTGTATTATTTATTATTTCCCAACTCATATTTATAACACCTCACAAATATGTAACTATTTCTTTCTGTGTACTAGGGTACAAATGTCCGTACCGTGTGCTTACTTCCTCTATTGAAGAATGTCCTAACCTTTGAGCAATAACCATTAAACTAGCACCATGATTAATTAAAAGTGACGCATGGCTATGGCGTATTTCATGAATTACAATTTTAGGGAAGTCGGTAGGAAGTAACTTATAAGCGTTAGTAAACCAACGATCTATTTTTGACTCGCTAAATGCTTTGAAAAATGTACCGAATAACACATATTCACTTTTATATATGTTATTATTTTGATACCAATTCAAATATTCTTTTAAGTCGTCCATCATGTGAGTGGGTAAGTAAATATCACGTATGGCTGCTTTTGTTTTGGGGACTGTCACATCGCCGTGATAGTCCGTTTTGTTTATGTGGATATAATTATCATCAAAGTTTATATCTTGCCACGTCAATGCTCGTATTTCGCCTTTTCTAGCGCCACTATAAAACAGTAATTTGAAAAATAATTTTTGTTCAATAGTAGGTAGCACTTCATAGAATTGGTTAAATTGATCTAGCGTCCAATAATTAAGGCGTTTGTTTGATTCAATTTCAAAGTTACCAACTAATGAAGCAACATTTGATTTTAAATCATGGTACTTCATGGCGTGGTTAAGTAAGGACACTAAAAACACATGCATTTTTTTAAGATATTCCCCTGAATGACCTTCTTTCAATTTCTTGTTTTGAAATTTCATAATATCTTGTGTCGTAAGATTAAAAACATCAATTGAATTAAAATGAGGTATTAGATGATTATTTAAATGTGTCTTTAAGGATTTAACACTTGAAGCCTTTCGACGTGCAGAATACCAATCTAAATATTCCTGAGCTAACCTATCAAAAGGCAATTTATTAATTTGTCCTATACCTTCCAACTCGTCCATAATCTCATTGCATATTTTCACAGCCTCTTTACGCTGCTTAAAGCCAGAGCGTTTTATCTCTTTTCTTTTATTCGTTTTATCATAATATGTGATTCTAAAATAATATGTACCACGTTTAGCGTCTTTGAGGATATTGTGAGATAGGTTTAAATTATGATTCATTTAAATCACACTCGTAAATAATATTTTATCTTCATCTTCTATATAAGTTATAAGATTGCTATTTTCAATATTGTTAGTATTGAAATCATCATGAATTACTTCAAAATTATTAGTCGGTAAAGTTCCAGATGAAATAACATGAAAAGCGTCTTTTACTATTTCATAAGAAATTCTATCTAAAGCTATTCCCACACCTTTATTTAGTAATTCGATAATTTCATCTTTATTAGACTGGAGTATAGTACTAATAAAATAAGTATAGGTTAAGTGCTCTATATCAGTATCTACACCTGAATTGATAGGTAAAAATAAATTTAGATAATTAAATTCTCTCAAATCAAGTGTGATTTTAATTTCTGAATTATAATCTTTTAGAATATTTAATTGTAAATCTATTTCATATTGAATAGTAAATTCATAATCTGTACCGTCTATATTCATGTTACACACTAATTGTTTGAAATCATATCGAGCATTATTGTTTATCCCTAAATCAGAGCTGCGCATTTTTTTATTCTTTGCTGAGATTTCCAAATAATCAAAACTCATTGAAAACAAATCTTTTATCTCTACATTAATAATTCTTGAAATTTTTTCAAGAGTGTCAAATTGAATTCCCCTACTCTTACCATTTATTAATAAACCTAAAGAGTTTCTTGATATCCCTGTTTTTTCACTTAATTCACTTATAGTCATATTCGTTTCTTTTAAATGTTTTTTTAATTCAAAATTAAGCATTGGCTACCACCTTTCTAATTGAATATAACATATAAACTTGTCTTTTTGAATTAAAAATGAAAACTCCACTTGACAATATACATTTGACAACTATATAATTCAAATATAATAAAAAATGACAAGTAAACTTGTCTTTTAGGAGGAATTAAAATGCTAAGTTTAAATTTAACTTATCCTATTCTTTATATTACTCGTAAAGAACATGGACACACTCAAAAGAAAGTAGCTCAGAAATTAGGAATAACTCCACAACGCTATCAGTTGAAAGAAAGTGGCAAAGCTTATTTCACATTACCAGAGGCTAAAATCTTGAGTGAAATGTATGGAATGTCAATTGATGATTTGTTTAGTAAGAACATTAAAGTAGGTTCATAGGAGGATAAAGAAATGAAACAACAAGTAGTAATTACAAAAAGCGTCGTTGGTTGGTTCAATGTGAAAGATGTTAAAGGGAATTTACTTTTAAATATTGCACCTGATGTATTTAAGAAACATTTTCCTGAGGTTAGTCCTAACATCTCAATTGCGTGTATGGAACTAGATATTAATAGAATTGTCGAACTTAAAGATAAGAAAGTGAGTGTATAGGAAATGGAACAAGAACAAAAAGACGTTATTCAAAATATTTATACAACGTTAGGGGCAACTGTTGGAGATAAAGCAACAGAATACGAACATCGTTTTGAAGAAGGCCATAATGAATGGGTTGAAACAGTAGATCGTGAGGAACACTTGCAAGCAATAATCGAGTGGACTTTACAACAAATTGAAAATAATTTTGATGGAGTGAAATAAGATGAAACTATTCAAAAAGAAATATGATCATAAAAAAGTAAACCGTGTGAAAGATATAGTCTTATATACATCACATGCGTTTGAAGCTAAAACATATAATAAGGCAATTGAACTATTAAAGAACAATAACAAAAAAGAAGCAATTGAACTTATGTATGAAAGATTAGTAGAGGCTCAAAAAAATGAGTATGAAATGAGATTACAAATAGAAAAAGCGTCATCAGCGAAGTTTGGCGACAGAACTGATAACGCATAGCGTAATATACAACTAATAAACAAGCATGGAATGGTTTATTTACCACATTTTTATTTTACCATTTCGTGCTTTGTTTTAGAAGTATTTGGGAGGAATTAAATGGCAATTAAAGAAAAAGATAAGATAATTGAAGTAAATACGCTAGAAATACCCGAAGAATTAAAAGAATTGCCACAATGGGTATTATGGCGTGCTGAATGGAATGATAAGAAACAGGAATTTAAAAAAGTACCTTATAAAAGTGGAGGTTACAAAGCTAGTTCTACTAAAAGAGATGATTGGTCTAGTTTTGATTTTGTTTATAAAATTTTGGAAAATAATAAGTTATATAAAGGACTTGGATTTGTATTAAGTAAAGATGATGATTATATAGTATTAGATATAGATAATGCTATTGATGAGAACGGTCAAATCAATTCAGATTTAGCATTAGAAATGACAGAACTCACCTACTGTGAAATGTCGCCTAGTGGTACTGGATTACATTGTTTTTTTAAAGGAGAATTACCTGAACAACGTAAGAAAAAGCGTTCAGATTTGGATATAGAATTGTACGATAAGGCTAGATTTATGACAGTCACAGGTGAAACAATCGGACAATCTGAAATTTGTGAAGAACAGGAAATATTAAATAATTTAGTAGAACGATTCTTCAAAGAAGAACAAACTATTGAAACTACTTTAACTTATGATCCTAATCATAAAAGCGAGTTATCAGATGAAGAAGTTATAAATCTTATGATGAAATCTAAACAAAAAGATAAGATTAGCGACTTATTGGAAGGTAACTTTGAAAAGTATTTTGATAGTCCTAGTGAAGCAGTGCAAAGCTTATTGCATTATCTAGCTTTCTATACAGGCAAAGATAAGCAGCAAATGGAACAGATATTTTTAACCTATAATAATTTAACTGATAAATGGGATAGTAAGCGTGGTAATACCACATGGGGGCAATTAGAGCTTAATAAGGCTATTGCAAATCAAAAAGAAGTTTATAAAGTTAAAAAGTTTGATGACTTTGATGTGATACTTAATGATGAAGAGAAAATACCTGATAACTATGTGATTGGTGATAACAATTGGCTTTATAAACTTGTAGAAAAAGGAAAAGGTGATAATAAGCAAGTTGTGCCTAAACTACTAACATCTACACCACCATTTATTAAACATAAATTTAAAGATGTTGAAACTGGTGAATTTTATTATCAATTATCCTTTACACAAAATAAATTGCCCTATGAATTAAAAGTTACTGCACGTGAAATCGTTGATGCTCAACACATAATAAATTTAGCAAGTAAAGGTTTTGACGTAACAACTTCTAATCGTACTGAATTAGTAGAATATTTGGCAATGTTTATGAGAATAAACAATAAACCCGTTATTAATATATCCACACGTTTAGGTTATATAGGGAACGCTTTTATATCACCTTATGAAGAAGATCAAGAAAATAACGAACATCAGTTGTTTAATTCTGATAAAGGTTATCAATCTTTAATTAAAGCCTTTGAAACTAAAGGAACGATTGAAGGCTATATAAACGGCGTATTTAATCCGATTAAGTCTAAACCTATGGTGATGATGATGTTATATAGTTCGCTAGGCTCTATCTTATTGAAGGATTTTAAAGTTGATCCTTTTGTAAGTGAAATATCAGGGCGTACTTCAAGCGGTAAAACTTTCACATTATTGATATGTGCAAGCGTTTGGGGAACAGACAGATTAATAACTGAGTGGAATACTACTAATGTGAGTATTGAACGAATGGCAGCATTTTTGAATACATTTCCAATTATTAAAGACGACACAAGAAAAATCAATAATATCAATAAATTACCTTATATTGTTTATCAGTTTTCAGGTGGAGAATCAAAAAGCAGGGCTAATTCAAATCGTGGCTTAGATTATGCAGAAACATGGCATAATATTATGCTTTCAAGTGGTGAGGTATCTATACCCGATTTATCAGAAAAAGGTGGCTTAGCTGGTCGAGTGATTACTTTACAAGATGAGCCGTTTCCTAACATGGATAAACTAGCCTTTAGTGATATAGCAGACGCAATGGAAGAAAATCATGGACTTTTAGGAAAATTATTTATTAAGCAATACGAGAGTAAAAAAGAAGATTACAAGAAAGCATTTAAAAGTGCGCTAAGGTATTTCGTTGAGAAAGCAAATAATAATGAAGTAATGCAAAGGATAGCACGTAGTTTTGCACTACTTAGAGTTGCTGGTGAAATATTAAATGATATTGAAGGATTTGAGCATGATCCCTATGTGATTACTAATCAAGCGCATACCAGTATGTTAAGAAATAATAAAAATATTGATAAACCATTGCTGCTATTAGAAAACGTATTACAATATTTAGATGCTAACAGAAACAATATTGAAGGTGAAGGATACACTAAAGTATTTAAAGGTGACATTAAAGCCGTACACAAAAATGATTTTCTATGTGTATTAGGTGAGACAGTCAAACAACTTTTAGGAAATGAGTTAAATCCAATTGTAAAACAATGGAAAGAACGTGGTTATTTAATCACAGATAAAAATACCTATACAAAAAGAATTAGTCATGAAGGTAGAAAACCTAGAGGTTATGCTATTAAAAATGAAATTATGAATGAATTAGGTTTTGATTTCACAAATTATGATAAAGAATTAGAATTTATAGATTTAGATTAGTTCCATGAGTACCATAATAGTTCCATAATAATATTTAAAAATATGGAACTATTAAATGTTGTTATATCAATGGTTTTACTCATATAGTTCCATAAGTTCCATAAAAATATTTAAATACCTAATATTATTTTAATTTTATTAATCATACTTAGTTTAAGTATTAATTAAAATATATAGCTCTATTAATAAAAAAATGTGGAATTATGGAACTATACGGTTAAACACCTTGTGAGAGTAAGTCTGAACGAGTTCCATAATATTGAAAATTAAGGGGAACGTGCATGGAAATAGTTCCAACATTTAATAAAACATATGAAAGGCTGAGGTTAAAACTATGAACAAAAATAGAATGAAACAAATTATTTTAGAATATATAAAAAGGCACGACGGGACTTCATTCGTGGAGATTGAGGAACTATTTGATGAAAACCATTTTAATTATAGAGGTAATGGCGCATATAGCAGTGGTGAGCAGCAGAACGTCATATTTTGGATAGGTTGGAATAAACAAGCATTCAATATCATTGCTGAGCTCAAGAGAGACGGGCATATAGCCATGAACATATGTGAGCCGTTTATATATTTAGTAGATGGCAAATCTCTCTCATTACCGATATTGCGTAAGCCGTCTGATGCAAAACATGAGTGTTGGCTACCCGTTGTATTTTCAAAGACAAAAATAGCTTGATTAATTAATGTTTTTAATTCAGCTGAACCAAAACTATAAAACCACCACAATTGGCTTCATAGAGCCTTTTGTGGTATAATTTAAGTAAATAATTAGTACCAGGTACTAAAAAAGAACGTGAACAATATAAATGGAAAAGTAGGTGACGATGTGCCGAAGTGGATTAATAAGATGCTTGGATTGGATAAGATAGAACAGACCACAGCAAGACAGTTTGAAATGCTTTCAGGTAGCTTTCAATCATTTTCGCAGTTTAACGGTGATGCGTATTCAAATGACATATTTAGAAGTGCAGTAGATGCAATTGCTCGACATATTGCGAAGTTATCAGGCAAGCATGTGAATGATACAAAAGACTTTAACAATTATAAAATTAACCGATTATTACAGAATAGACCTAATCCATATATGAGTGGCTATGATTTTCTTTATAAGATCGCAACGCAATATTATCTGTTCAATAATGCGTTTATTCTCATTCAAAAAGACAATAAGGGAAATCTTTCAGGTTTATACCCACTGACACCAACAAGCGTTGAGTATGTGGTCGATGGTGCAGGCGAGATGTTTCTAAAGTGTTTATTTAAAGATGGTGAGATTGTTCATTTCAGATTGTCCGAGGTGGCTATATTACGCCGTCATTTTAATTCTAATGAATTACTAGGTGATGACAATTCAGCCATTATGAATACGCTAGACTTGGCTCATACACAAAACTTAGGTATGGAATCAGCGATTAAAAATTCAGCACAAATTAGAGGTATATTGAAATACAATCAAAAATTAGCAGATTCCAAACTTAAGGAAAAGAAAGATGCGTTTATGAATGATTATCTTTCTATGAGTAACAACGGCGGCGTTATTCCTTTAGATGCCATGCTTGAATACATTCCATTAAAAACGTCAGATGTTCAGATTGATACATCACAAATGGAAGTCGTTAAAAAGAAAATATATGACTATCTAGGTATCAATGAGGATATTGTGACTGGTAAATATGATGAAAACTTATGGCAAGCTTTTTATGAGTCGACAATAGAACCTTTTGCGATACAACTTTCATCAGAACTCACAGATAAAATATTTACTGAACGTGAACAAGCTTTCAGCAATCGTATTATTTTTGAATCATCTAAATTACAGTATGCGAGCAATCAATCTAAATCAAATATGATTAAAGAGTTATTGCCATTAGGCTTACTAACAATCAATGAAGCACGTGACTTAATGAATTTAAGCGCAGTTGAAGATGGTGACGAACGCATACAGTCACTTAACTATATAGAGAAGACGCTAGCAAAGAATTATCAGATGGGAGATAAGGAGGTCGGACAAGATGAAGGAAATTAGAAGTGCAGAAATCAAAACAGATCGTTCAGATGATGAACTTGTGCTAGAAGGTACACCGATAGTATTTAATAAACCAGCGCTCATTAATACACCTAATGGCTCATATAGCGAAGTCATTAAGCGTAATGCGTTAGACGGTGTAAATCTGAATGATACACGTCTATTAGTGTCACATGACCAAAACAGGTTACCTTTAGCAAAAGCGCCTAAGACTATGAAAGTATGGACTAGCGATTTTGGTTTGCACATTCGGGCAACCTTACCTAATACCGAAGAAGCACGCTCTGTTTATACGGCAGTAAAACGGGGCGATATGACAGGCATGTCATTCGGTTTCACGTGTAGTAGTCGAGGCTTTGACTATGATGTGGAAACAAGAACAAGAACTATCAACAAGATAGATAAGGTATTAGAGTTTTCAATCGTGAACTTTCCAGCTTATTCAGAAACATCTGTGGAAGCTAGAAGTCAGATGCAGGAAGCAGAACAACGACAACAACAAATTAATCAAGCAAAAATAAATTTAAATAAATTATTTATAAAGGAGATTAAATAAATGTTCGATACAGTACAAGAGGCTTTTAATCATTATCGTAATGCATCACTTGAAGATATTGAAACACGAGCAAGAGAAATCAAAGGTGAAATTGATACAGACCCAGAAACAAATGTAACTAAGTTAAATATTGAAATTGAAGGCTTAAACCAAGCTAAAGCAAATATTAAGGATAAGGAGAATCAACAAGTGGAACAAAATAACACAGAACAACGTTCATATAATCCAATTACAGGTACACAATTACGAGGACAACATGAAGTGCCAACAGAAAATATCTTTGGCTCAAATGAATATCGTTCAGCATTCTTTAAAACAATGTTAGGTAAAAACTTAACAGATATTGAACAACGTACATTTAATAGAGCAATGGAACAACAAGATATCGAACATCGTGCAGATGAATTTGCTTCATCAAGTAATTCAAGCGCCGTTATTCCAGAGCAAACTTTGAATGAAGTTATTAAGAAAGCACGCACACAAGGTGGCTTACTTGCTAACGTTCGTACGTTCAATATGCCTACTAAGATTCGTATTCCAATCGGTACGCCTCAAGACAGAGCAGAATGGCATACGGAAGGGGCTTATGTAGAAGCAGATAAACCTATTACAGCATCAGTACAATTTGAAGCTAATGAAATCTTGAAAGTATTCTCTATCTCAGTAAAAGCTAAAACAATGAGCATTCAAGCATTTGAAAGTTATCTTGTTGAAGAATTAACTAACTGTGTTGTAGAAGCGATCGAATATGCATTAATCAATGGTACAGGTAAAAATCAAGGTCAAGGTATCTTAACAGGTATTACATGGAATAAATCAAACAGCCTAACATTAACAGGCAAATATACAGACTTCACACAAGCGTTAGGAATGCTTGCACGTGGTTATGCACAAAACGCTAAGTTCGCAATGAGTAACGCAACGCTATATAACCAAGTGTATGGTGTGATGGATAACAACCAACGACCTATCTTTATCCAAGATGCGCAACATGAGAACGTTGGATATATCTTTGGTAAGCAAGTTATCATTGATGACAATATCGAAGATGGCACAATCATCTTAGGTGACTTCAATTATGTAGGTTACAACTTGCCACAAGGTATTATGTTAGAAAGCTCACGAGAATCATCATTCCGCAGTGGCTTAATTGATTACAGAGCTATGGCAGTAGCAGATACTCGAGTATTAATGAACGAGGCATTTGTTAAATTATCAGGTGCTACTACAACAGCTGAAGCATAACAATATAAACCAGTGAGGGCATCAGTGATTAGCTGGTGTCCTTTATTCATAAAGGAGTGAACGCTATGATTTTATCAATAGAAGATGCACGTAATGCTTTGAGAGTTGATGGAGATTTTAACGATGATATTATCATTCCATTAGTTGAGGCAATACCTAACTACTTATATATTACTACTGGTCGTGATTGGTTAGATGAACCAGTTCAGCCATTAGCACAAACAACAGCAAAGTTTATACTTCAGTTATGGTTTGACCCTCAAACACAAGATAGCGAACGATTAAAGCGTACAATTGATAGCTTACTAGGCGCATTACATGCATTAGGAAGTGAGTACGATGGCTAGGAGTGTACCACGTTCATTTTATAAATCGGCTAAATGGGAGAAGTGCAAGAATAGTTACATGGCTTCACAGAATTATATGTGTGAACGATGTGGAGATGTAGCGTCTATCTGTCATCACAAAATATGGTTAAATGCAGAGAACTACACTAATCCTTATGTATCATTGAATCATGATTTGTTAGAAAGTTTATGTCAGACGTGCCACAACCAAGAACATTTCGGAAGTCCATCAACAGGCGAAGGATTAAGATTTGATGAAAAAGGAAAATTAATAAAAATATAATATAATAATAAAATTAAATACCCCCCATGTTATTGATATGAAAGGATTTGAGGGGAACCGGTGCTGGGCTTAACTTTTCCTCCACCCAAGATTTCAAATATTTAAGGGTATAAAAAGTATACTAAGGAGTGTAATAAATGAATAAGATATATAAATCAATTAATTTAGAACAATTTAAAAAATATTTAGATGAAAATGAAATCGGTAATAAATATGTTGCTTATGATTTGCTTGAAGAACTAGTATTTATGAAAGAAACAATGGAAGAACTGAAGAACACAGTACGCACACACGGCGCAACATACATCTTCACACAAGGTGAACAGTCATATCTAAAAGAAAGCCCTGCTATGAAGTCATACAATACGACAGTTTCGAAGTATAACGCTACACTTAAGCAATTATTATCTCTATTGCCACAAGACACTGAAGAATCAGATGCATTCATGGACTTTGTGACTAATGGCTAACTATATTGAACAGTATTATAAAGCAATAGAGAATGGCGAAATTGTGACTTCTAAACGTGTGAAAAAACAATATCAGAAACTAATTCAAGATATGGAAGATCACGACAAATATATCTTTGATGAAGATAAAGCTATGCGACCGATTCAATTTATAGAAAAGTTCTGTCGTCATTCTAAAGGTGAACTTGCTGGTAAACCGTTAGTATTAGACTTATTCCAAAAAGCCTATATTTCAGCTTTATTTGGCTTTGTAGATAAAGAAACAGGATACAGACGCTATACTGAATCATTTTTCTTTGTTGGTCGTAAGAATGGTAAGACAACCATGTTAAGTGCCATTGCTTTATATATGATGATTGCAGACGGTGAAAGTGGCTCAGAGGTGTATTCAGTTGCATCAAAACGTGACCAAGCTAATATATTATTCGATCAAGCGCATGAGATGATTGTACAGAGTCCTGATTTAAACAAAAATATTCGTAAGCGAAAATCAGATTTATATTTCAGTCATAACTTCAGTAAGATGCAATCACTAGGGAAAAACTCCAATTCATTAGATGGATTAAATGCGCATTTAGTTGTGATTGATGAATTACACTCTATTCAAGATAGAAACTTGTACGAAGTAATGAAACAATCACAGTCAGCACGTACACAGCCATTACTGATTATGATTACAACAGCTGGTACGCATAGGGGTACAATCTTTGATGATTTGTATGAGTATGCGTGCAATGTGGTTGATGGTAATTTCACTGATGATAATTTCTTGCCGATTATGTATGAGTTAGATCATAAAGCTGAGTATAAACTCCCTGATTGTTGGCAGAAAGCTAATCCTGCTCTAGGTGTATCTAAAAAGGTTGAAGATATTGAGCGTAAAGTGGCACGTGCACAAAATAACATGAATGACTTAACGGGTATCTTAACCAAAGACTTTAATATCCGTGAAGTGACACATAGTGCATGGCTCACATTCGACGCAATCAATAATGAAGATACATTCGATATTAAAGATTTTACAGGTTGGTATGCGATAGGTGGGGCAGACCTTTCTATCACAACAGACTTAAGTTGTGCCACATTGTTATTTATTGATCCTGAAACTGAAATGAGATTCGTTCATCAGATGTATTGGTTGCCTGAAGATAATTTATATAAACGTGTGCATGAGGACAAGATACCTTATGACAAATGGCACGAACAGGGGCTATTAAGGTTATGCAGTGGCAACACGATTGATTATAGTGATATTACGGAATGGTTTATTGAGATGATGAATGACTATGACATATCGCCACTGTGGATATATTACGATAACTATTCAGCAAGATATTGGGTAGATGAAATGGAAGCGTATGGCTTCCACATGGTACGAACGCCACAAGGTGCTAAAACGTTAAGCCTACCAATGCAAAACATGGGCGCTGATTTAGAGAAACATAAAATCAATTATAATAATAACCCTATTTTAAAATGGTGCTTAACTAATACAGGTGTAGAGACTGATAGAAACGGTAATATCGTCCCTATTAAGAACCAGTCACCTAAGCGTCGCATTGATGGCGTAGCGTCGTTACTAGATGCGTATGTAGGCTTATTTGATAACTATGAGCAATTTTTAAGAGCGATGTAAGCGCGCGCTTATAGTTGTCTATATTTGTGGACAACCTGATCCCACGTGGAACTAAATTGTTGTACGTATCACAATTTGCTAAGGAGGTAAACAATGGCATATCATTTTAATAATAGAATTGAAATTTTAGAAGAACAGGAAAATGAAGGTCCTGAGGCGTTTGGCTCGACTAAAGTTGTAATTGCTACACCTTGGGCAGATGTAAAAACTATGAAAGGGAATGAGTTTCAACAATGGAGGCTTACAGCAAACAAAGAAAATGTCCGTTTCATTATTCGATATAGAAAAGGAATCAATCCACGCCAATATGTTAGATATAATGGAAAAGACTATAATATAGTATCAGCTACTAATGATAATGGAATGAATCAAACATTAACGATCTTTGCAGAAGCTAGTGATTAAAGCCTTATTATATAAATAGGGCTTTTTTGATGCTGAGAGAGCCACTGTGTTGCATCGAAAAATTATTTTATGTATAAGTGTATTAAAAAACGCCACAAATAAATGTGACGTTTCCGTAACCCAATTGTAAGATTCTGAGAACAACTTAAATTTAAAGATTCATATTAATGACCATAAAGTCAATTAAAGAAAACTATCAAGATGAAAAACGTTTGGAGTATTCAACTGAAACCAGTCGAATACAACAGATGTATCAATTTAATAGATTATTGATACACTTATATTATAACATAAAGTTATAACAAAAGGTAAATTAGATAACTTTTATTTATAGTTTGAACAGTGTATAATTATATATGTATATAAGGAGGTTTTATGATGAATTGCTTTATCCAATTAAAAGACGATAAATATATAGAAATTAAAGAATTAACAGAAATTAAATGTTCATATTTACATGCAGAAAAAGTAACAACTATCACTGGAGATAATATTGATAGATTAAAAATTTCTGATGATGCAAATTATATTTTTGTTGGTAAAACTACCGTAGTAGTCAGAGGCTCAGATATATTATATATACAATTTATGTAGTGACATAATCTTAAATGATTGCCACAAATTTTTCTTGTTTTTGCAATTTTAACATTTTACACTCAATGTCTAAGGCAATCAAAACATTGATATAACAACATTCATAAAGAATTTTAAATTCATTAGTAATGCTATTTATCAACTCCCGCCGTCTCCACTATATAGCCTATAACCCTTGTGGTTATAGGTTTTTTGTTTTGTATTTAAACGTTTCTAGGTTAATACATATAAATGTTTTATTTATTATATAAAAATATTATAATATAATTAAGTCAACGACCATGCGTGGACTTTAAAAAACAAAATCATGTACAGTAGTAGCCGTCTGCTATGAGACTAGGCATTATAATTGAATATCATAGTGTTGATAAAGAGATATGATTAATGAGTGATTAGTCATATCTCTTTTTTACATATGCTAACATAGAAAATCAAACCATCACATTAATGTGTAATGAACTAAAGTTAACCTTTTAAGTAGAAGAGGTGGTTATTTGAGATATGTGAATAACGAGAAACATAGACATGCTTTAATCAGTCAATTAACTGATAACCAAAGAGAAATACTGTTTAAGTATTATAAATACAGAAAAAAGAATATATTAATCAATGATATGTATCGCTATTCAGAAGAGTGGGAACTTATCGACTTTAAAGTAAATGAAAATTACCGAACGTGTTGTAATGATACGCCGTTATATTGTGAATGCGGAAAAGAATTAAAGTATCAATATATACTTCGATCAAAGTCAAAAGACACAATTATGAAACTTGGGATTGAACATTTTAAAGAACATAGTGGCATTCCAAATCGTATTGCATATCAGGTTAGAAAGAATATATTTCTGTTAGATGATTGGTTGGATGATATACTCTTAAATCATGAGAAATTAATGAATGATTCAGAGCATCATTTTAAAGTTATAAACATGTATAAAGAGTGGACTACGATCTCTGAGTTAGATGTGAAAGATTTTAATTCGAATTCATCAAAGCCTATTACGAGAAAGAATATTGAATTAATTAATGATTTTAAAAAGTATAGTATGGCTTTGCCCACTAACATCGAACAGAAAGTCTTTGCTTTGATTGATTATTTTCATAAAAAGAAATATCTTGCGTATCTAGAAGAACTAGAACGAGAAAGACGTATTCAAAGAGAAAAAGAACAAGAAGCATTAAGAAAAGAGCGAGAGTTAAAACGACAGCAATTATTAAAAGAGGCTGAAGCACGTAATAGTCAAAAAAGAAAAATTATGGCCAAAGAAAAGGCAGATAAGATGTTAATTGCTGAATGCAGAGTGAAAATAACAAAACTATTAGACGTACAAAATGTGATTGATATCACTACAATTTATAATGAATGTAAAATAGAGATAGACGAATTATTAAGATCGCATGTTAATACAAAGATTGTAAATGATATCGTAAATTCTATTAATAGATACACGATGTATAATGTGAAATTTCAGAACAACAAGCTATTTAAATCATGGACTAAGCGTTTTTGATAAGCAACATAGTCATATCCAAAATATATTGGATGAGTACAACTAAATTATATTACATTTATTAGACTTGATATATTTAATAAAAATATTATAATATAAATGTCAACGACAATGTGTGGACGTTATAAACCGAAATACATTGCATAGCTAAGAATAAGTTTTAAATAACTTAGAAGAAAGCGTAAGGTTAACTTACACTTTTTTTAGTCAACGGTCGTGCGTGGACTTTAAAACAAATACATTGATTATCGGAATTGAAATGTAAATTTCAATAAATGTAGACGAAGCGTTAGAACGAAAGGTTCTAACGCTTTTTAAAGATTCTTGAACATAAATAATATGATAATGCTATTTGGCAAATTTACAGTAGCTCACTGAATTGATAAGACACTTAAATTAAGCTTTTCTCAGTACAGTCAGGGCCCCAGCAAAGAGAATTTCGAAAAGAAATTCCACAAGCAAAGAAAGCTGGGGTTACAAAGGATTTAAAATTCTGTACCACGCTTCAATGATGTTACATCCAATTTCGATGTGGTATATATATTGTAAGCAGACTAAAGTCAGCATGATGAATTAAGACAACTCGTTAGTAAAGGAGCTGTTGTAATATGGAATTATTAACGAAAGCGATTAGTTTTACGATGTCATCTCTTTCAACATGGCTAGGAAGTAAAGATTTATTAAAAGATGTCGGAAAACTATTTGATAAAGATCACAATTGAAAGTAAGTCAACGTATCGTTTTAGGCATATGTAAAAACAAAAAAACAAGCATTTACGTTTCAATTAAAGAAACATGTAAATGCTTGTTTTGCTATTAGTTATCGTTGATTTTTTTACCATCTGTACGATCTGATTCGCCTTTATCTTTATGAGCCTTAGGGTTGTCTTTTTTGTGAGAACTTTTTTTAACATTATCTACTGAATCATCATTGTTACCACATGCCCCTAATAGTAAAAAACTTGAGAGTAGTACAAAAGCTACTTTCTTCATAAGTGTCACCCTTTATTTAATTATATTTAATATCTAATTGATATAAATATTATTACTATAAGTATGTCACACTTTTCTAAAAATTCAACAGTTAATAATATTTGATAATTTAAATTAAAAAATACCGGGATAAGTCGAAAAGTTGATTATCCCGGTAAAAGTAATTGAATTAATTAGTTTATATATTGATTACACTAATTAGTTTGCACTATTATTTGATTCATCTGTATTAGTCTCAGTTATTGCTTCGCCATTTTCAGATTGTTCAGCGGAGCTATTTTCTGAATATGTCTGTGTTTGATTTTCATTAGACTGATTCTCAGTACTTGAACTATCCTCTGTAGAAACATTTCCGTTTGAACCGCTATTATCACCATTGTTATTACTATTTCTATTACTTTGATTATAGTTTTGATTTGTGTCGTTTGCTTGATTCGCATTTTGATTATTATTAGAAGAAGTATTATTTTGATTGTTTACAGTATTATCCTGTGTAGTATCTTGTTGAGTAGAAGGTGCTTCGTTATTTGATTCTTCAGTTGTTGGTTGCTCTTGTTGTGAGCTTTGTTGTTCTTGAGTATTTAATTCTTCATTAGTTGATGTTTCTTCAGAACGATTTTGTTCTTCTTGAGTAACATTATTATCATCTTTGTCGTCATTTTTTTGTCTTTTTTCTTTTTATCTTTAGATGATTTATCCTCTTTAGATTGCTTATCTTTAGATTGAGTTGCTTGATTTTTAGATGGATTATTACTTTCAATCATTTTATGAATGCCTAAAGCAAGTATACTTAGTAGAATAATCGTAATAGCCATCGCAAAATATTTAAAATAATTCTTATTTTTAAATACTGCCACAATAGCGAACAAGATTAATATAATCGCAATAATTAGTAATACCGTGCCTGTATAGAACAACAGTTTCTCCATACGCTACCTCCATTAAATTTACATCATTAATTGTATTGTACTACACATATAATATAATACATATTACCTTGTAGTTAACATCTAATTACTATTTAAAAACAGTAGTGTAAACGTATAATTAATCAAGCTATTTCACCTTATCGAAAATGTTAATCTCTTTATGCTCTTTACTTACAGATACATATAAGTTTTCATCGTTAAGTTGTGCTTCGTTTGATGTTTGATTTAAGTTAATTTCAGCTAATATTTTGAAAGATCCATTATGATAAGGTTCAACAATAGATATTTCATTCGCATGTTCTTGAATCATCAAATGTCTTTGTGATTGATTATTTATTTTCCAGTTAGTCATATATTCACCTTTTTCGTAAAAATAAAACTGGGAGTAGGATAGAATTTTTTTAAATTCATCGTCCCCCTCCCAACTTGCTTTGCTTGTAGAATTTCTTAATGAAATTCTCTTTGCTTGGGCCTCACTCGCAAGGATGACTACAACTGAAAAAGCTTGATTTTAAGCACCTTTTCAGTTCAGTCAGCTACTACGAATTTGAAAATTCGCATCATTATTTCACTTATGTCCTAGGCACAGCAGTTTAACTATTTAAAACTTTGCTCTATTTCGGTAAAAGCTTTGTTAGTAACGGTAATGTCATCAATTCTATCTGCTGTAAGTTGTCCTTCAAGATAACCATGATCGATTAGAACTTTACAATTCTCTAAAAAATCATCGTATTCACGATCACAGAAATAATCATCTTGTGCTTTTATACTATCTCCAAAATAATTCGCTTCACTTTCAGATTGCCCTTCATTAGAACGTTCCATGTATAATTTATAAAATTTAGCTATCGTATATTTTTGTTCTTGAGTTAATGAATCTAACAT